ATAGTACTGAATATAGTGTTATTAGTGTTTATAATCCTGATAAGTTAGAATATGAAGTTTATGATGAATTTGGTAGACCAACAAATCTAAACTCATCTGGTTTTAAAATAATAAAATATAAAAATGGTTCTATTAGTTATAGATATATAGTTCAATAAACAACAACAATAAGAAAAATGGAAACAATTTTAAAAATTATATGTAGTGTAATACTTTTATCAGATGGTAGTCAAAATATAAGTCACTACAAATTATCTTATCAACAAGGATATTTTTGTTTTGATGAGATAACAAAAGAACAAGCTATTTATTTTAACAATACTGAGCTAGTTCCTATTGACACTCAATATGTAAAGACAAAATATGTAAAACTATGAAAACAAGCTATTTTAACAGGAGTGGTGATGAAATCACATTTGAGAAAACAGAAGAAAACAAGGTAATTATGACAGGTTATGAACCAAATTACATGAGATTTGTAATGCATGGAGATTATAAAATGGTAGATCCAAGTGGTGGACCGTATCTTCAAATAGGAACTAATCTAAAGTATTATTTTGATGTAAATGAAGATATGATTATATCTGACATGATGTTTAACAAAGGTCACATTGTATTTATTTTAAAAGATGGAAATAAAGCACCAGAAAACCAAGACTCTACTAACGAGGGATAATGGTAGAAGTTCTGATGCAATAAGTCCTAATTTTATTTATGGTTGTTTAGGTGGATGTATGTCTTCTTACTGCTATGTAGGTAGACATAATGATAGTAAAGTATTTGTCAATGAGAATGTTGATGCAATACTAATGTCTATTTATAATTGGTCTACATCTCAAAGATGGCCCAAAGTACCAAATCAAGTAGATGAAAAATACTATGTTATTGATATAGGTTGTAGTACAGATGTATGTTTACATAGTAAGTATTATGATTGGCAAAAGGTTTTTGACTTTTTTAACAATCATCCATGTTTAAAATCTACATTTGCAACCAAATATCCATCCAGATTTAGAGACTATAATTTAGTTAAGGACAAGCACAGAATTAGAGTTAGTTTGATGCCACAAGTTTATTCAGATATTCTAGAACCTAATACAGATAGTATAGATACTAGAATTAGTATGATACCTAAACTTCAAGAGAAGATGGAGGTACATCTTAATTTTAGTCCTATCATATATCATGATAATTGGCTAGAACATTACAGAGAATTGTTTGAAAAACTAAAAGGTATAGATTTTAAGTCAGAATGTATATTCTTGACTTATAATAATGTACAGTTTATCAAGAATGACAAACAAGTTAATGAACTATGTTGGAAACCTGAAATTCAGGAAAGAAAAGATTCACAGTATGCTGCTGATAACATCAGATACAAATGGGATTTGAAAGCTCAGATGATTAAAGATTTCAAGGCTTTATACAGTGAATACTTTGACCTATCTACAATCAGGTACATATTTTAGTATCTTTGTAGTATGAAACAACTGGTAATAATAGCATTGTTATTTGCTTCTTGCAGAACTAATTATATTATTACAGAACATATAGAAGTAACTATGAAAGATAATAGTAGAGATACTGTTAAATTAGTTTATTTTGATGAAACTGTCATTGATAGTTATGTTCAAGAATGGTTGTTGAAAAATAATAATATTGATCCAAAACAAGTATTATCAACAAAAACTATAAGAAAGGAAAGACATAGAGCATTTAAATAATGAGAGCTATACTCTTGTTACTGTGCTTGGTGTCTTGTACTCCTAGTTTTCATGACTCTCATTATAGGAAGAGGTATATTCCTACTAAATGGGTTAGAAAGCATGTACCAGTAGTTAAAACTGGCACATATAGAAACCCTTTAATTAAAAAAGAAATCAGGCAACAAATGCTTGTACCTAAAACAATAAATTTAGATAAATGGTAATATGACACAATTAGAAACAGTATTAATAAGAGAATCAGATTTTAAATTACAAGTATCAGGTTACTTTGAACCAGGTGAACCTAGAACATGGGAACATCCAGGAACAGGAGATAGTTTTGAAATAAATCATGTAGAATTAGTTGAAGGTGATTTGATAGATGTTTTGTTTTGGTTAGATGGTAAAAAGAATTGTATAGAATACATAGAAGAACTTTGTTTAGAATACATAAATGAGTACAACTAAAAAGAATGAAATTCAAAATGAAGCATTACAAACTTGGATAGACAATAATTGTAAAGGTTCATTGGCTATGGCTACAGGTTCTGGTAAATCCAGATGTGCTCTGTTAGCTATTGAGTATTTAGTAAAGACATTAGGTATTAAAAAACCTAAGATTTTACTTGCTGTTCCCACAGAAAGCTTGAGAGATCAGAACTGGTTAGATGAATTTAAGAAGTGGAAAATGACAAGATACTACAAGTTTCTTGATAGGTATTGCTATGTTTCACTAAACAAGATTGAAAGTAATCATTATGATCTCATTATATTAGATGAGCTTCAGAACATTACTGAAAATAATTCTAAATTCTTTACTCAGAATACTTCTGATAGAGTTCTTGGTCTATCTGCTACTCCACCATCTGATGAAATTAAGAAGATGTTGGTTAAGTTACATTGTCCTGTAGTATATGAATATAAACTGGATGATGCTGTAGAAAATGGTGTTGTTGCTCCATATAGAATCAATCTTGTACAAATACAGTTAGATAACACTAACAAGTATATACAAGCTGGTACTAAAGCAAAACCATTTTTGACTACAGAATATAATCACTATCAATATTTATCTAAACAAATATTGCAGTTAAAGTATGCTGGTAAGCAGAAAGCTGCTATGTTTGCACAATTAAACAGGCAACGATTCTTAGGTAATCTTAAATCTAAAACAGATGTTGCTAAACTAATTAGAGATAAGTATATTACAAATGATAGATCATTAATATTCTGTCATTCAATAGCTCAAGCTGAAGAGATGTGTTCAGATACCTTTCATTCTAAATCAAAAGGTAATAGTTTAGCTAGACTAAGGGCTAAAGAGATTGACAAACTTAGTTGTGTTAAAGCATTAAATGAGGGTGAGAACATACCAGATTTAGATTCTGCTATTATTATTCAAGTAAATAGTGTAGAAAGAAACATTATACAGCAAATGGGTAGGATTGTAAGATTCAGACCTAATCATGAAGCTGTTATATGGATTTTAGTTACAATAGGTACACAAGATGAAGTATGGTGGGAAAAATGTTCAGAGAACTTAGATAAACAAAAAATAACATTCATTAATTCTAGAAATCTATGACAAAAGATGAGTTAGTATTCTGCATTAACTGTATAAAATCAGTTTATCCAGGAATTTGGAGCAATACTCCAGAAAAAGTAAAACTATTGATAAACGATGTTTATGAAGTTGATGTGGAATTATCACAAGTTGAAGAACTATACAATGAAAGGATTATAGAGGAGGATGATTATGACTTAATGTTTAAAAATAATGGGTACTATTAAAACAATTGTAGGATTAGATAATATTGTAGATTATTCAGAAAATTTTACAGAAGGTAAGAATTCATTTTATGAATTACTATCTTATGTTAAAGAAGGAACTGATATAATGACAATATTTGATACTACAGATGAAAAAATTGCTTTCTTTACTTCAGGTAAAACTGAAGATGGAAGCAAAGAGTTTCTACTATTTATTGGTGATACTGCAATAGATATTGTTAGATTCTTTGAAGGTAAGTATACACAACTATATTTAGATTCATCTTTATCTGATGAAGATAGAGAGAAACAAGCTAAATCTATTATAGTTATGTCTACATCACTAGTTCAAATAGCAGGTTTAAAAGAGGAGGATTTAGAAGATGAAGATAGTAATTGACACAGAAGTAACTGATAATCTTGGACTCACAGTATTAGAATATGCATATTTACATGTATTAGCTAATGGTTTACCAAATGAAATTGATTTTGATAGTCTAATAGAATTAGGTTATATGAATCAAGATTTTGAGATAACTAATGAAGGTTTAGATGTAATAAGACCAAAGGTATCTGATGCAATGATGTTATTTGTTAAGACTTATGATGCTTATCCTCACAAAGTTGGTACTAGGGTATTAAAAGCCAAAAGTATTGACTCTGCTGATGGTAAGCATTGTTTGTCTAAGTTCAATCATTATTTGAGAAAAGATTCTAATGTTGCAGAGAGAATGTACAAAGGTTTAGTTGTAGAGATGAAACTTAGAAAGAAGGGTAATAGTGAAAACTTCTTTCAGGATATTAGAACATGGTTTAATCAAATGACATGGGATAAGTATGCTGATTTAGATGTTGAAATTAATACTGATGAAAGGGTTGAAAGGATATGAGTTTTCTAACTACAAGAATTGAACAAGGTCTAAGTGGTAAGTATCAGGGCTTATCAAATGGATTTGACACACTTAATAAATATGTATTTGGTATTCAAAGAGGTACTTATTATTTGATAGGTGGTAGTTCTGGTACTTATAAGACCACACTACTAGACTATATGATAAGAAATGCTATTAAGAATGCTCAAGACAATAATATTAAGTACAATGTTTTTTATTATTCCTTTGAGATAGATAAGATAACTAAGATGTGTAACTGGACATCTAGTATTATCTATCAGTTACATGGAATAGTAATTCCTCCTGAGAAAATTAAAGGTTTAGGTAATTTCAGATTAACAGATGAAGAGAAACAAATAGTTTTTAATGTCATACCTATTGTAGAACAAATGGCAGACAGTATAAACTTTAGATTTGATTCTATTAATCCAACAGGTATTTACAATGAGTTATTTAAGTTTGCAGTAGCTAATGGTGAAGTAATCTTTGAAGATTATACTGACACTGATGGTAGTGTAAAGAAAAGAATAGCTGGTTATAAACCAAATGATCCTAATAGCTACAACATTATAGCATTAGACCATTTGTATCTGTTGAAAAAAGAGAGAGGCTTTCAGACTAAGGAAGTTATGGATAAGATGAGTGAGTATTTTGTAATCTTGAGAAATCTCTTTGGTTTTACACCTATTGTCTTACAGCAGTTTAATCAAGGCTTAAGTTCTGTTGACAGACAAAAGTTTAAAGGTGTAGACTTATCTCCTTCTCAAGGTGACTTTAAAGACACTACTAATCCCTATCAAGATGCTGACGTAGTTCTAGGTCTAATGTGTCCATATAAACTAGATATGGATACTTCACTAGGCTATGATATTAGTAAACTAAAAGACAGAATGTTAATGTTAAAGATAATCAAGAACAGATTATCTAGAGATGGTATAGCAAAAGGTCTATATGTTAAACCTGAATCTGGTAAATTCTTTGAATTACCTGAACCTGACAGTTTAGAAATAAATAAATATTATAACAAACAAATCTAAATTTAATTAAAATGGAAAGATCAATCTTTTTAGTAGATGATTTATCAATTGCAACTGCTTGTGTAGCATTTGCTGAACAACTTGGTTTAAATGTAGAACCAGAAATCTTGTTAAGATTAGAACAAGATCAGTATATTACTACTGGTAGTAAAAACTATGATGTAAATTTTATCAAGAATGAATCATTTGCTCAGAAAAAAGCATCTGAAGCTGATATTTTTATATCATTGATTAGTGAAGATTATATGGATTTCATTGAAAACTGTATAAATGAACACAATTCAGTATCTGATGAAGATGATATTACATTGGAAGATGTAAGAAGACCAGATGATGAAACTGTAGCTGCATTATTTGCAAAAGTTAAAAACCAAAAGAAATCTCCAGCAAAATATTATGTTGTTGATAGAAATGGTTCTTGGGTAGCAAGTACAAGTGCTGATGGTGCTTATGGTAACTTAGCTACACTTTATGATTTTGTAGCAAACTAACTGTAAATTATAAACAATAGTACCCTATGCTTATAGTGTAGGGTACTTTTTTTATTATGTATTATGAGTAAAATAATAATTAGTCAAGTTTCAAGAAACACAATAAAATTAAAACTACCAGCAGAATTACAATACTATATTTCATTAAATAAATCTAGTAGGTTTATTTATATAAACTTTGCACAAGATCCTGCTAATCCAAAAAACAAAATACTTATAATTAAAAATAGTTATTATTATAGTTATGATCGCAATTATTATGAGTATTTAACTTATGTACAAAGTAAGAGAAGAACTCAAATTTTGATAAATCCTACTATACAACTCAGAAGTAATAGAGCTGGCATATCATCACTATATACTCATAATAATATAGATAGTATTTGTGATGTATATAATCTTGATTACACTATATATGAGAAAGGATCAGAGTATTGTATTATAGCAAAGTTTAAAGTAGATAAGCATATTGATATATGTGGTAATAACATGGGTGGATTTAGTAGAATATCTAATAATATTATTAATAAGTCATTTGATACATATTCAATTGATAATGCAAGTGCATTAGATGAATTCTATCATTATGTGAAAGAAGAAAATAATACTATTACATATCTTACTAAAGCTAAATATCTACAAGCAGTTGTTAGTATGATTAAAGCAGGTTATGATAATGAGTATGCTAATGATAATGTTAATCATTTTACTAATTACATGAGAACTGTATCATATAGTAAGTTTTTTATAAAATCATTTAAAGATTTTGATGAAAAGAAGATACAAGCATATTTAGAATATAATAAGATGCTAAATAGTTATGATCCTGAATTATTTGAAATTGTTAGTGGTGAGAAAATTGAATATTATTATCACTACAATAATTATTTTAAAAATTCAGGTGAGTTAGGTAGTTCTTGTATGCGTAATGATGCTAATCAGAGTCAAATTAGATTCTATGCTTTAAATAACAATGTTAGTTTAATTGTAATGAAACCAAAGAATGTAAATTCTATTTTAGGTAGAGCATTACTATGGACTACAACAGATGGTACTAAAGTTATGGATAGAATTTATGTTTGTGATACAAAGCTTATATCATTGTTTCATAGATATGCTTCAGAAAATGGTTTTGTTAATATCTATAATCATAGAAAGTGGGCTAATGGTGGTAATAAAGATATTACAAAAATGTCTCCTGGTTATTGGGAAAATAAATATGATAAGAATTTTATTGTTGATTTGAATTATATTCCATCTAAAGTAACATCTGCATCATATAGATCACAGTATGATTTACATATTAATAGACAAACTTCTATCAATAGTCCATATGGTTTACCATATCTAGACAATTTTAATTTACTTAATAGTGAAACTTCTCAGTTAAGTGTATCAACATTAAAAGATACATTTAAATGTCCATTAAGTGGTAAGTTTGTAAATGAGGATAATGTTTTATATTCATTAGAACATGTTTATGATATTAATTCTGTAAGAAATATTAATGGTTCTTATCAACTATTACCTGATATTGTATCATTAGATGATGATGATTTAGAAGAAGATGAATGGTTAGAAGAATTAGATGAGACTGAAGAACAAGTTCCTGAAATAACAATGACAAATAATAATAACAATGACTTTTAATGAAGAATTATTAATTGAAGTTTTAGGCTGGCAGTCTGAATCTTCTAAAGAGAAAGAACAAATAATACCAACACTTAACAATTATCTTAAATTACTTAACAATAAATACTCTTTAGTTGTAGAAGAAGATGCACATGGTAATATATATGTTACTAAAGGTAAAGCAGATCTTTACCCTTGTGTAGTGTCACATTTAGATCAGGTTCATAGATTCTGTCCTAATAAAACTATTGTCAGAAATGGTGATTACTTGTTAGCATTTGATGGTGCTAGACAAGTAGGTACTGGTGGTGATGATCTTGTAGGTGTATTTATGTGTCTAAATCTGTTAGATGCTGTAGATAATATCAAAGTTGCATTCTTCCTTCAAGAAGAAATTGGATGCATAGGTTCTAATTCCTGTGATTTAGATTTCTTCAAAGATTGTAAGTTTATAGGTCAAGCAGATAGAAAAGGTGATGCAGATTTTATAAATTATTCTAATGGGGTTAAATTATTTGACCAAGAATTTAGTACATTTGTAGCACCAATCCTAGAAGGTTATAAGTATAAAGAATGTACTGGCATTGCAACAGATGTTGGTGCACTATCTAAAAGAAATGTTGGTATTGCATGTTTCAACATATCTTGTGGTTATCATAATCCTCATACTTCAACAGAGTATGTAGTAATATCACAAGTTGAAGTTTGTTATAATGTAATTCTTGATATTATTTTATCTGCTGATAAGCAGTATACTTATGTTAGACCTGCAGATAAACCTGTATATCATAAAGCTCAAGGTAAAGGTCCATTATATGATAAACTATATGCTTTATTTAAGAGTAGCCCAAAGTATATAAAATCTAATAAAATGTCTTATGCATATAGTATTGCATTTGACTTTTTTATTGACTTTATAGAAAATTATGATAGAATTGTTGATTCTGCACAACCTGATTATCCTTATTTGTCAGATATGATTGAAGAGTTTATTGATTATATGAATGAAGAGGAAGAACTTAAAAGACAAGATGATTTAGAAAATAAAACATTATCTAAACAGCTTGGATTATTTGATGAGAATTGTCAGCATAGAAATGTGAAATATGATAATACTATGTCACAGTATTATTGTATGGATTGTTTTAACTATGTAGATGATAAGAGTACATTCTATGATCAGGAAACTTTAAATCCTAGATTAGGATATGGTTATTTAAATGAAAGAGGATATTATTAATAAACAAGTAAACAATTAAATTAAAATGGAAATTGTACAAAACGAAGAAACCCCTGTGGTTGAGAATGTATCAGAAACAACTGATCCTAGTGAACAAATGAAAGCAGAATACATTGCTTATGTTAATGAGATTAAAACTCAACGCTATCCTTGTGATACAAGAGTTGAAGCTATTGATAGCATTAACACTCTATGTAAAGTGCTTGAATTAACAACTGTTGTTCCTAAGACAGAATTACAGAACAGAGATGGTCAGAGAACACCAATTATCATTGGTGGTACTCCTATTGACTTAGTTAAGAGTCAATATCCTGGTTTGTATCCTGTATTAGTAGAACGCATTTTAGAATTAGCTGCTAAACTGTAACATGATTAATTTACCAACTCAAAAGGTAGCTGCTACAAGAGCTAACCCTAAGAGGATGGTTATCTATTCAAAGCCAAAGGCTGGTAAAACATCAGCCTTGGCTCTGTTAGATAATTGTCTAATTCTAGACTTCGAGAATGGCTCTGATTATGTTGAAGCTCTCAAACTTAAAATTGATAGTCTTGCAACATTGAAAGCTGTTGGTCAGGAAATTGTTAAAGCTAATAAACCTTACAAGTACATTGCAGTAGATACTGTTACTGCATTGGAAGAAATGTGTCTATCATATGCAAAGACACTCTATATGGAAACTCCTATGGGTAAGAACTTTGCAGGTGATAGTGTGTTGAAATTACCTAATGGTGCAGGTTATCTATATCTTAGAGAGGCTTTCTTTAAGATTCTAGATTACATTGAAACATTGGTACCAGAAGATGGTAGTATTATTCTACTAGGTCACTTAAAAGATAAAATGCTAGAAACTAATGGTAAAGAAGTATCAGCAGTAGACTTAGATTTATCAGGTAAGATTAAATCTATTGTATGTGCTAAAGCAGATGCTATTGGTTTATTGAGCAGAAAGTCTGATAAAGTGACTCTAAACTTTAAAACTTCAGAAGAAGTAACATGTGGTGCAAGACCTGACCACTTGAAGAATCAAGAAATTACATTAACTGAAATGGTTGATGGTAAACTAACAGGCAATTGGGATAAAGTATTCCTTAAATAATAACAATAAATAAATTTTAAAATTATGTTCGGTGGACAAGATGTTCAAGAAGTAAACAAGCCTAAGTATATTAGACCAGGCATTCATGAAGTAACAATTAAATCTGTTAAAGGTGAAACTAATCAAAATGGTAATCCTGTAATTACATTCTCTCTTTATCTAAAAGATGGTGATGCAGAAGCAACTACTGATTTCCGTTTCTATCTTTCAGAAAAAGCAGCACCTACATCTTACAAGAAAATTAGACACATCTTTACTAAAGTTGTAAAAGATGCTGATTATCTTTCTTCTAAAGCCAACACTATTGAAGAACTTGGTGAAGTATACAACAATAAACTTGCTGGTAATTCATTGAGAATTAAATTCAATGGTGAAGGTTATCTTAAACAAGATGGTAATACTGGACTAAGAGCTTCTATTGGTCTTCCAGAATTTGCAGAAGCAATTCAAGATGGTGCTGAATATCCTGCAGTAGCTAGTACCAAATTGGTATTTAATGAAGACAGAGATGTAAAGCCTGTTGCTAAAGTTCCAGATACTGATTCATTTGTAGCTCCAACAACAGCCAATGACTTACCATTCTAATTTTGGTGGTGTTGATGTAAATCACTTTACTAAAGATATGGTGCTCAGAGAAGTTTCTGAGTACCAAATCTTTAAGTATTATTGTAAGAACTTTATTGATGTAAATAAATTATTTTGCTCAGATTTAAGATTTGATAAAACTCCATCATGTTCTATTAAAGCATTTCCTAAAGGATTGTATTATAAGGATTTTGGTACAGGAGAATATCATGATTGTTTTTCATATGTACAGAGGTACATGAAAGTCAAGTTTAATGAAGATTTAAATTTTCAAGAAACTCTTAGAATTATAGCTAATGATTTAGGTATCATCAAGAAGTTAGACAATAAAAAAATTATACCATCTCTGAATTATGTAGGCTTACCTGATAAGCTTGATAGGTATAGTACAGTTATAAAGATTAAAAAGAGAGATTGGAGAGGTAGTGATATCTATTGGGATAAATACTATCTCAACAGAGATATACTTAATTTTTATAATGTAGTTCCTATTACAGATTATTGGATAAGTGTAAATAATGAAGAACTTGTAAATGTATATACAGAGTCTGTTGAAGATTATGCATATAGTTATGAGCATGGTAATGGTATGAGAAAAATTCTTAGACCAAATGCTGAGAAAAGTAAGAAATGGACTAGTAATATTCCAAGACACATATTTAGTGGTTGGAATCAATTAGAACAACAGTCTGATAAACTAGTTATAACAAAAGGCTTAAAAGATTGCATGGTATTCAGATTGTTTGGTATAAATGCAATTAGTCCACAAAGTGAAATGATGTTTCTAAATGAAAATCAGTTTGAATTATTATCATTAAGATTTAAAGAGATAATAATTAACTATGACAATGATGAAACAGGTATTTCTAATATGAAGAAGTTTTCAGAGAAATTTGGAATAAGAAGTTTTCTCATACCTGATGGTATAAAAGATATTTCAGATTACATATCCATTAAGGGATATGATCTAACTAAACAATTAACAATAAATTTAAATGATTATTTATTATGAGAACTATTAATATCTCACAAAGAGAAGTTGCTGCTTTTAAAGCATACAAAACAGACATTAAAACAATGGCAGACCATTTTGGTGTATCTATTAAAGATATGAGAAATGTACTTGTTACATTTGGATTTGCTAAACCAACAGCTACAACAGTTGATTATGTAATTAATCCTGTATTTGACATGCCAGTTAAACCAACTACTGACATTCCAAATACTATTGTTTCAGAAGTTACATCTAACTATCCTGAAACTAACTATTCTGCAGAAGTAAATGCTTTTGTTACTGAAGGTTAATTTCCATTAACAACTTAAGTGGGGGATTTTGTCTCCCACTTTTTATATATTTGTGTATGGATAAATTAATAGAATCTTTACTTCAAGTTCTTTATAAGAAAAGAGATGCTTGTGATAGAGTAGCAACTGAGCTTGATACTATTACAGCTGATGATTTAACTATAAGGTTTTATGAAGGTAAAGTTGAAGCATATCAAGATGTGATTAATATGCTTACTAATAACAAAACTTATGAGGAAACCAGATAGAAAGAAGATCAAGAATAAGAATGAACTACCTTCTGAAAAAATTAAGTCTAAACCTAATGTTAGAAGAATAGGACATAATTATGAAAGAAAGATAGTTAAAGAACTAAAAGACCTAGGTTTTGACAGAGCTGCTACAACAAGAGCTACAAGTAGAATTATGGATGATGCCAAGATAGATGTCAATGGTGTTACTTATAATATACAATGTAAAGCTGTTAAATCAGGTCTAAATGTTTTTCTTGTTCTTGAAGATATGGAAGAAAGTATCCCCAAACTTGTACCAGAAAGGGAAGATTACGTTAACGTAGTATTTCACAAGAAAGAAAAGGATGAGGTTGTGGTATTAAAAAAAGAAGACTGGTATCTTATAATTAAAAAATTACTTCAACATGGAATTACAATCAGAAAGAGTAGCCGTAATTGATGCTGATAGCATATGTTTTATAGCACATTGGGATTCTGATAATAAAACTTTTGATAAATCTTTAGAAGACATTTTAAAATCTACTGATCAAATCATAAGCAATATACTAATAACTATTGGAGTCAGTAAATATATTGGCTTTGTAGGTTTTGGTAAATGTACTGAAAGAAATGCAGTATATCCTGAATATAAAGCTAATAGGAAGGATAGAGAACCACTTAAATATCTTAAAGATATTAAAAATCATATGATAGATAAGTGGAAGTTTATTGCATTACATGGTATTGAAGCTGATGATATGGTAAATAGTGTCAGAGTAAAGGTTGATGGTAGCATAATCTGTGCTATAGATAAAGACCTTCTTATGTTAGAAGGTACTCATTATAACTATAAAAAGAATGAATGGGTAACTGTAACTGAAGAAGATGCTAATTTATATTTTTGGAAATCTATGATTATAGGTGACTCAGCAGATAATATTAAAGGTTTAGAAGGTAAAGGTAAATCCTTTGCTGATAAACTGTTATTAAATATAGATGATGTTGAATCTATGAGAAATATTGTTTTTCAAGAATACATTAATCAGTATGGTGAATATCATGGAATATCAAAGTTTTATCAGAATTATATATGTCTAAAAATAAAAGATGATTTTCCAGCTACTGGGTTTTTGAATCCAATAAATGTTGATGTAGATAATCTTGTTATATGAGTTTGGATGAAATAAAAAATATAAAAACAAAAACTGTTGCTTATTTGCTTCCATTAATTGCAAATAAGAATGGCAAACTTGCAGACTTTAAGGATAGTGAACACTTTCCTAAATGTAATTTTGTCAATGCATTCAGATACTGTGAAGAGTTTCCTGATTTGGATACTCACATTTTTGTAGTTTATAAGTTTAGTCCTCATCCACAATTTGAAGAATTATTGAATAAGTTTAAAAGATATTCATCTTTTCACTCAATAATTGATAATGATAAATTTAGTATAATAATAGTGTTTGAAATATCAAACTTATCTAAAAAATCATTAGAATTATTTGACAAAGGTGCATATTCTAAATTTAGGGCTGAAGATAAAAAACAAATATTAGATTTTTACTCAGTTACGTCATCAGATAAATTTGGTCCAGCAGGAGTTCTTTATAAAAAAGAGTGGAGAAGATTAGAAATAGAAAATAAGATAGACATGAAGCTTCCAGAAGATGCAGAACTATCTTCTATTCCTGATCTAGAACAGGAAACTTATTATCTCAAGTATAAGAATGCAGATGAACCTGAAGATATTATAAGTTAATTATCTTCTTATATTTGTAAAAAGAAACTATATGAGTAAATTAAGTTACAATGCAAGGATAAACCTTGTATACGAGTTTCTGAAATCAAAACCAGGTTATTATAAAAAGTCAGCTGATAAAATCAGTGAACTTACTGGTGAAAGTAATTCAGAGATAATTAGGTTAGCTAAAGAACTTTTCAGGAATGTAGAAAAGTATAGTGAGGGTTGGGTAGAACCATACTTAGATGGAGATCCAGATAATGTATTGGTTATAGGTGACCCTCATGAACCTTTTACAAAAGAAGGTTATCTTGAATTCTGTAGAAAGATTCAACAAGAGTATGATTGTGGTACTGTAATTCATATAGGTGATGCAGTTGATAATCATGCTATTAGCTATCATGAGAAAGACCCTGAAGGTATGTCAGCAGGTGATGAGTTTAACCTTGCATTAGAAAGAATGAAAAGATGGTATTACACATTTCCCAATGTTAAAGTTTGTATTGGGAATCATGATGCATTACCATTTAGAAAAGCTTTCTCTGCAGGTTTACCTAAAACTTGGTTAAAGACATATCAGGAATTATTACAAAGTCCTCCAACATGGGAATGGGATTTTGTACATCAAGTAAATGGTGTTATTTATCAACATGGTACTGGTATGTCTGGTGAAATGGCAGCTATTAATGCTGCTAGAGAAAACAGACAATCTACAGTAATAGGTCACCTACATACAGTTATGAATACTAGATTCTTGGCAAGTTACAAGGATTTAATATTTGGAGTAACTGTAGGTTGTGGTATAGACCATGAGAAATATGCTTTTGCATATGGTAAACAGAACACTAGAAAGCCAGTAGTGGCTTGTGCTGTAATATTGGATGGTAAACTTCCAATAAATATTCCTATGCCAATTTAAATAAAATACCCCTGTTGAAACATACAGGGGTTTTTTATATCTTTGGCACCCTTTAAAAAAATAAATTATGGATAAAAAATATATTGACAAAAATAAAAAAGTCAACTGGGGAGAAATTGGCTATATAACATTTAAAAGAACATATGCCAGAAGAATTGAAAATGATAATCCTGATTCAAAAACTGAAGAATTTTGGCAAGTTGTAGAAAGAGAAATTGATTCTTGTGAAAAACAACTTGGTATTAATTTTACAGAAGATGAAAAGAAATTTTATTTTAATTCTAGAATGGATTTAAAATGGTCTGTAGCTGGTAGATTTATGTGGCAATTAGGTACAAATACTGTAGATAAATTAGGATTACCTAGTTTGCAAAATTGTGCAGGAGTTGTAGTTGATTCTCCTATTAGACCTTTTACATGGGCATTTGAAATGCTTATGTTAGGTAGTGGTGTTGGTTATAATATTCAAAGAGAATATGTATATCAATTACCAAAAGTAAAAAATGAAGTTAAAATTGAAAGAATTGATAATTCATCTGCTGATTTTATTATTCCTGATACAAGAGAAGGATGGGTAAAATTTTTAGGTAAAGTTTTAAAAGCTCATTTTTATAGTGGAGAAGGATTTAGTTATAGTACTCAACTTATTAGAAGTAAAGGTGCTCCTATTAAAGGATTTGGCGGATTAGCATCTGGTCCTGAAGAACTTTGCTGGGGTATTGGAGAAATTAATAAGATTCTTAATAGTAGAAGTAATAAAAAAGTTAGACCTATTGATTGTTTAGATATAATGAATATTATTGGATATATTGTTGTATCAGGTAATGTTAGAAGGTCTGCTCAAATTGCTATTGGTGATTATGATGATTTAGAATATCTTAAAGCTAAAAGATGGGATTTACATTCAATTCCTAATTGGAGAGCTATGTCTAATAATTCAGTAGCATGTGATGATACTTCATTATTACCAAAAGAATTTTGGGATACTTATGATCAAGGTGAACCTTATGGATTAATTAATTTAAGACTTGCAAGATTAATTGGTAGAACAGGAGAAAATGAATATCCTGATAAAGATGTTGTTGTATTTAACCCTTGTGCAGAACAGTCATTAAACAATTATGAAACTTGTTGTTTGTCTGAAATATATCTACCAAATATTAATGATTATCATGAATTATTAAAAATATTATCTATAACATATAGAGTTAATAAACATTCATTAGCTTTACATTGCTCATTAAAAGAAACTGAAAACATAGTTAATTCTAATATGAGAATGGGTATAGGTGTAACAGGTATATTACAAGCTACTGAAGAACAAAGAAGTTGGTTAAAAGATGCTTATAAATGGTTAAGAGCATATGATAAAGAGTATTCTAAAGCTAAAGGATTTCCTGTAAGCATTAAATTAACTACAGTTAAACCAAGTGGTACTTTGAGTTTACTTGCAGGTGTAACTCCTGGAGTTCATCCTAATCCCGCTGGACCTTTTTATATTAGAAGAATTAGAATTGCTACTAATTCTCCACTTATAGATGTTTGTAGAAAACATGGTTACAATATTGAACCTGTTAAAGGTTTTGATGGTAAAGAAGATTCTTCAACAATGGTTGTAGAATTTCCTTGTAAATTACCAGAAACCACTCCTGTAGCAGCTAATTATTCTTGGAAAGAGCAATTAGAAATGGTTAGAAGAATGCAAGCAGAATGGTCAGATAATTCTGTTAGTTGTACAGTTTATTATAAAAAAGAAGATCTTCATGAAATTAAAGAGTACTTGAACACTTATTATTCAGATAACTTTAAAACACTTTCTTTTTTATTATATTATGGTCACGGTTTTCAACAAGCTCCTTATGAAACTATAGATGAAGAAACATATATAAATATGGCTTCTAAATGTAAACCTATTGAGTCTGTTGAAATTTCAGAAAAAGATTTTGACATTGAAGATTGTGATAATGGTAGTTGTCCTATAAAATAATTTTGTATCTTTGTTAAAAATACAAAATTATGGATAATTTAATAAAAAACAGAGAAGGATGGTTAGTTTCAAGTACACATAGACAATGTACAAATTGTTTAGAAATTTTTGAAATTAAATCAAAAACTGTTACTTTATGCAATAGTTGTAACTCAAATAGAGTTAAAACTCAATCTGCTGAAATGAAGATGTATAGAAGAGCTAAAACTAGAGCTAAACTTAAAAATATTATTTTTGAAATAGAACCATCTGATATCAAAATTCCAGAAAATTGTCCAATATTAGAAATACCTTTAATAATTAAAAAAGGTACTTCTGGTGGAAATTTAAACAGTCCTTCTTTAGATAAAATAAATCCTTTATTAGGTTATACACCAGATAATATACAAGTAATAAGTCATTTAGCAAATATGATAAAAAGTTGTGCTGATGTAGAAACTTTAATAAAATTTTCAAAATGGATATTAAATAAATATGAATAATACAGTAGAATTATTAGGATTCTATGGTTCTGATGAGGTAATAGCTTGTTCTGCATGGACAAGCACCTCTAGGGAACTATCAGAAGATAAGGTTAAGAGAATACCTGCTCTAATAGATATGTTGTGGAGTAATGGTCATGAAACACCATTTGAGAAGGCTACAGTGCACTTCTTAGTTAATTGTGATATTGCATCCCACATACATCTATTAAAGCATAGGATGGCTTCTATTAATGCAGAATCAGCTAGGTATAAAGAATTGAAAGAAGATAAGTTTTATCTACCTGAAGATTGGGGAAGTACTCCTTGTAGTGTTGAACATCTACAAAGAAAAAGTTGGGTGGATGTATTGGATGAATATACAAGGTATGGTAATCAGCTCTATCATCAGTGTTTAGAAGACCTCACACCAGTTCTTGGTAGAAAGAGAGCTAAAGAATCTGCTAGGTTTTTTAAAACTTATAATTCTCAAATACAAGCCGATGTAATGTTTAACATGAGAAGTTTTGCTAACTTTCTAAAACTTAGAAATAGTGAACATGCTCAAGTTGAGATTAGAGAAATAGCACAAGAAATGTTATCTTTGGTACAAAATATTGAAGGTAATCCTTTTGAACAAACAATAAAATCAATAACTAAAAATGGAAGATAAGAAATCCAAACCACGTAAAAGAGTTGTAGCTAAAAGTGACTCTACAATTGTTGAAACAATATCAACAATTAGCTTTGAAGAACATCAATCTTTAATTGATCAAAAAATCTCACAGATTATTTCATTAGAAAATGGTCTTAAAGCTTCAGAAACTATTATTAAAGATCTTAATCACAAGATTAATGACCTTAGATTTGAAGTTAGAGATCTAAGATCTAAATTAGGTACTTCATCTATGAATAGTAGTATGTTAGAAAAAAAGTTAAACCTTATTCCTAATTGGGTTAAATATTTATTTGGTGTAAAATGATAGTTAAGTTTAAAAAACTTGATCCTAATGCAGTAACTCCAGCATATGCTAAAGCTGGGGATGCTGCTGTGGATTTAACAGCTACAACATTAGCTAAAGTTGATAGAGCAGAATATGGTTATATGGAATATGGTACAGGATTATCTGTAGAAATTCCTGAAGGATATGTAGGTCTATTATTTCCTAGAAGCTCTATAAGTAACTCTGGATTAATTCTAACTAACTCTGTTGGTGTTATTGATTCAGGTTATAGAGGAGAGATTAAATTTAGATTTAAACATATTCCTGATACTTCATTCTATAAACCAGGAGATAGAGTTGGTCAATTAATTATACTACCTTATCCACAGATTGACTTTCAAGAAGTTGAAGAATTATCTTCTACTGAAAGAGGTGAAGGTGGTTTTGGAAGTACAGGTGCTTAGAAGTTTAAAAGAGGGGGGTCAAAATTAGCCCCCCTTTTGATTTTTATTTTGAAGACATTTGGATGTACTTAATTGCATTCTCAGGATCAATATTAGTTCCAGTAATACCAATTAGTTTATAGAAATCAGCAAGTAGTTTGCTATCTCCTTTTTTCCAAATACCACTATTTGTTTTATATTCTTCACCAGGAGCTGTTACTTGATATAATAAATTCATAAATCTATCTACAGTACCAATAATTGCTGAAGGTTGTTTAAATGTTTTCCAAACTTCTTTCACATTAGGTAATCCAGCAGTTTGAGGGTCACCAAATGTACCATAAATACCCATTTCATTATTTAATCTTAATGTTAAAAATGTTAAATACTGTAAATATTTTTTATCATCATCATCAGCTTCTTTTAACATTGCAGTAAGCAGCATTACTAATATACCTGTAGTAAATACTACACCTATTTCCATAAAAGATTTTCTTAAGTTAGCTTTTTCCCAATCTTGAAGATCACTTTTTTCAAGACCTATTAATTGTCTTGCTAATTTTTTATAATCCTCACCTACTTTTCTAACAAATGTTGTATAATAACCTTCTGTAATATCATCAAGTTCATTATCTATACCTAAAGTTTTATATCTCTTTTTAAAACCTGGTACAACAAAATCTCTATACATAAATAATAATCTTCCCCAAAGATTCTTTTTAATATCAGGTCTATCAAAACTATTATACACACCATGCATTCTTTTATTGAGAGCATGTAATCTATTTTGAACAGTTATAGATATAAGTCCATTTTGAGATTTTTTACCAGGAAGTTTAACACCATCTTTTAATTTAATTCTACCATTCTTATCAAGTTCATAAGCATCATATAGATTTATCTTATTACCATTTTGCTCTACTTCTACTGATTTTAAAAATGCAATCATCATACTCATTTGAACTTCATGTTCACCTTGATGATGTAAAAAGAACCAACTATCTGAACTAAATAGTTTTCTAGCATTTGTAGCTGTAATTTTGTTACCATACTTATCAAGGTATTCTCCTTGTAAAGCATCATATATAGCTGCTAATTGACCTATTTTACTTGTAGGTGTACCATTATTAAAGTCTTTAATAAATTCACCTTTAGCCATTTCTCTAGCATACTCAGCTTTACCTTCAGCTATTTTTTTCTTATTAACATATTGACCACCATGTGATTCAATTAATAATTGAACATTAGCTTGTAAAGAGTTAGCTACTGCACCAATAGGATTAATACCACCAATCTGTGTTCTAGATGCAAATGATTTTATACTATCTGCTAGTTTATCTAATGCTACCTTTTTACCAAATATAGATATATCTTGTTTAAGATTAGTTTCACCATATATATGTGTGTTAATCCAAGCTTCTAAAAATTTAGCTACATTGTTAGAATCACTTTTTAGAAACTCATTATCAATACCTGCTCTTTTAGCAAAAGCATTTGCTACTTTATTAGATAAACTATCTCTGTAAAGAGGTGGAGTAACTTGAGCAATATCTAAAATAGATTGTGCTAATGGAAGTGTTGATGTTCTAGCTTCATATATTAATGAAGCACTGTCATATAGCATTACAGATCTTAATAAATCTTTAGATATATCTGCTACATTCATCTTTTGAGAAAACAATATAGGTACTGTTTTAATACCAGATGATGTTTTTTCACCATATCTATCAATATCTTCTTCCATTTCACCAAATGTATCTGATATATTATACTTAATATAATCTATTACACCATTTTGAAATATTCTTTCAGATGCTTGTTTTGCTACAGATGGTAATCTAAATTTATTTTGTCTTAATACAGGAGTTCTGTTTTTAGATGTTAGTAATGTAGATATTAAGAAGTTATAATATTTCTTTTGTTTAGCTGACAAAGAATCTACTTTATTACTTTTATATATAGACATATTAGGAATTAATAAATCTTTATTATAGTAATAAACTTTACCATCTTCCTCATACCCTTCCATTGATTTTTTAAAAGATTCTAATTCAGATTCAGTAATAATACCATTTTCTCTATCTCTTATTTTTTCTTTTAAAAGAGTATTTAAACCTTTCTCAATAATTACAGTTTCTCCAGTATAAGGATTAGTTACTGTAACATCTTCTTGTGGTCTTAATTGCATATTAACTCTATACCACTCTTTCATATAAGCACCTGCTTTATTACCTTGTTCTATAGATTTAGCTTTAGCTTGAGCATAGTTTTTTTCAAACTTATTATGATCTACATCTGATATAAAGTAAGCTTGTTGTTCATATATAGGTTTACCAGTATCATCAAATTTTCCAGTAAATACATCTACAATTTCATAAAATGGTTCATTAACCTTAGTTGGATCAAATGTATTCTGATCACCTACATAATCTTGAAATGCTTTTTTAGCTGCATATTCTAAATCAATAGATTTCTGTCTATTATTTTCTAACTTTTCTTTAAGAGTTTTAGCTAGTAAAGAAACTAATTCATTGCTTGAACTAATTGCTGGAGAAGTTCTCCAATCTATAGTTGATATATCTTCAAGACTACCTTCTTCCAATGTTCTAATAATAGATTCTTTAGTCAACCCCTCTTCTGATTTTAATTTTAAAGACCTTTTTTCTAGTACTTTTAACTTAAATTTATATTCAGGAGAACCAACACCTTTAGTTTGTTTTAATTGCTCAACTTCTTTCTTTATAGGATCTATAAACTTTTTAATTTTTTCATTAAGTTCAGGATTAACTTGTTCAAAAAGAATATCTGCAATCAAAGGAATTGCTGATGTTTTGTAATCTGACTTAATTTGATTAAATGCTTTTATAATTTCTCCTATCTTACTTGACATTTCAGGAGAATCTTTATATGAGAATATTGCACTAATGTTTTCAATGATAGGACTGTATATCTCTACAAGAGACTTATAGTAATATAATTCTTGTAAAGCATCATTACCTGTAACTTCACCCTTCTCAATTTTATTAGCAAGAGTTCTAATGTTATATTTTATACCATAGAAAATTTTACCATCAGATAATTCTTTCTGCACAAAGGTTTTGAAAGTTTCATTAACAAATGAGTAAAGAACTTTAGCTTGTTCAATAGTTGATAGTGCTTCTTTAAATCTTTCAAGTTCTCTCTTTTTAAAATCTCCAGCTTTAACATTAACATTTTTTTGTAGAACATATAACTGTTCTTCTAAAGCTATTTTAATTTTCTTAATAGTTTCTATCTCTTTCTTTGAAAGTGTATTAGATACATTATTAGTAAACTTGTCAGCAATATATTGGAAACCATCTACATAAAATAAACCTTCTGGTGTAGCTGTATCAACAGTTTTATTATTTGAACTTAATGAGTGTATGTTGAAAATACCAAGTTCATTATTATCTTCAAATACAAATCCTTCTTCTTGAGCCATTGCTTTATAAATACTCAACTGAGCTTTATATCTATTAAACTTAGAAGCATTAGCAACACCATCTTTTTTATGTTCTCTTTTATACTCAAAGCTTTCAAATCCTGCTTTAGAACTTTTAACATCAAGTATTTTAATCTTACCATCAGGTGATATAGCAACAATATCTGCTGTACCTGCAATTTTATTTTTTTCAGATTTAAATATTACTTGAGGTAATAACAAGTAACCATCAAGTTCTGTATTAATAACATTTATTAATTCATCATAAACATCTTTTAATACATTTTCAGGAATAGAAATATCTTCAATATTATCCTTACCTTCATTTACTCTATCATCATGTTTATTTAAAACATATAAATGTGCTTCTTCAAATGTATAACCCATTAATACAGCTTGAGTTAAATCATCATATTGATTACCCCACTCTCTGTATTCAGCATATTTACCTTCATCTTCTTCATTAAAAGAATAATATGAAGGTTGCTCATTAGGACCTTCTAATGTTTTTAAATAACCTGTTGCTCTAGTATACTCATTAGTATCTTCAACATAGTTATTATCACCAGGTTTTATTTTTTTATTAATAAGCTTTTGAGCAATGTTTAATTGAACTTGACTAAGATTATCTCCAAGTCTTTCTTTTTGATATTCAAGTGCAGTAGAATGTTCTAGTGATATATTATCAGGTTGTGAAGTTCTGTTAAACATTGGTTTTTCAGAACTAATTGATTTTTGAGATTTACTTACAAAACTTTTAAATCCTTCTATATCTTGTTTAGAACCTAATAATAAATCAGAAAGATATTTATCAGTAGTAAAAACTTTAGATTTATCTATTTTAGAAATTTCAGTATCTAAAGAAGTTTTCCATTTCTCTGTTTCTCCCTCTGTGTAGTCATTTCTTTGTTTAGCTCTATCTACAAAGGTTTCTTTTGACATTGTTATTACTTTGTCAAAATCTTTGGCAAATTCCCTTAATAAAATCATATCAGAAGCAAACAGTTTTTTACCTGTTTTATTTGCCTCTTGTTTAGCTTCAGTCCAAAGTTCTCTTACAGCTTGTTGATACTCTTCTTTATTACTTTTTTGAAAATCATTTCTTGCTTTAAATCCTTCAGGTAAATTAAATTTCTTATTAATTCTACTCTTATAGTCAGAGTCAAAGTCAATTACATCTGTTCTACCACTCTCTTTTAAATAAGTTTTACCAATTCCAGGGTGTCCAAAAACTATTCTATCTGTTGGTAATACTACATCAGCTTGCTTAGTATCTAAGTATTGAGAGTATTGTTCAGGAGTTCCTATAGAAGCTAGTTCAGGATTATTATTAAATAGTTCTTGTACACCTGATTTAACAGGAGTTGTTTCTAAATTAATAGTTCCTTTAAAACTAGTAAGTAAATCTGCTAAATCTTTTAGTTTAGCATTAGGTTTAATATCTCCTATTTTAATATTTCCACCAACAATAGATTGTATAAAGTTTAATATAGTATCCCATAGTCTTTGTAAAACTGACTTACCTGTTTTAGTATCAATATTACCTATACCTAATTTAGTAATAGCTCTAACAGCCATTTCTTCATAACCTAATAAACTAACTTCACCTTGTTTATTAAAATATTCTGGATACAGTTTTTGAACTTCATCATAAACATCAGGATGTTCTTTAATAACTTCATTCATAATATTTACAAACAAGTCAGGATTAGTTTTCATTATTGCTCTAACAAATGGGTGAGCAAATTCATGTATAGGATCTTCTATACTAAATTCTGTAAAGTAAACTTTTCCTTTATAAAAAAATGCTGGTTCACCATTATACTGATTACCAAGTATTTTTTTAGCATCATCTTTAGTTATTATCTCATAAGGTATATTTAACCTTTTAGATAAATCATTAACTAAATTCATGAATGCTTCTTTACTTACTTGCTCACTAACAGTTTTATTGTAAGCAACTAATTTTAGATATTGATTTCCATATGATCTTTCAAATGTAATTTCTAATAGAGGATATTTTTTTCTATACTTATTTAATATATCTAGTTTTTGTTTAGTAGTTAAACCAATCCAAAAAGTTTGACCTGAATCTGTGCTATAAAATCTGTTTAATTCAGCATCTCTATTAAAAGCAGGTCTATTGTTTATATATCCCATTGAAGGGAATTCATCATTCTTAAACTTAAATTGAAACTCAGTTATAATAGATGATAGAACAAGATCAGGTAGTCCAGTTTTTTCTTTTAAACTTTTATACTCTGGAAGAGATTTATTTACACACTTCATTTATACAATCATTTTTTACAAAGATAATTAATTTATAAGCCCAAAACATTTAAGCTCATTTTCAAGTACCTCATCAGTTAAACTATTTGCCCATTCCATGTACTGCTCATATGACCAATCTAAATTTTGACCTTCTAATTTACCTTTTATACTCATGTAAAATAATTGAGTTTTATATTTACCAGTAGTAGGTTGAGCTGTAGGTGTTGACTGAACATCTTTAACTTCAAAAAATCTTATGTCTTTAAGATCATTTAAAAGTTCATTAAAGTTTTCTTTTTCAATATTTAAAAAAGATTTTATTACTGATTCAGCTTGGATATAAGCACCTCCTTTTTTTTGCCCAAGAGCTAATTCTTTACCAGTAGCAAAATTTTCTATAAAGTCAATATATTTTTTACCTACTTGAGTATTAGTAATATTTACTACAAACTCAAATACTTCATCTTCATAAGTTATTTGAAACTTAGTTCCATTTTTAGCAAGATTTTTATAGTAATCTTTAGTACCAGGTGTAAATGTTTGTGATACAGGTTGTGTTTTAATTGTTGTAGTTTGTCCAGCTCTTGGTTGTAATCCTGGTTTATTAGATGTTGTTGGTGTAGTTGGAGATGGAGTTGGAGTTTCTGGTTTAACAACTTCTTGCACTTGATCTTTAATAGGAAATGCATATGGTGTTATAAACTTATTACCAATAGTAGTTGTCTGTGTATACACAGCTTTGACACCTGCATTAGGATTATTACTTACTGTACCTTTACCTACAGTTAAATCAGTTCTAAAGTAAAGTCTTTTACCATCATCAAACAATATATTAAATCCTTTAGGAAATATAATATTAGAATAGTACTTACCATTTTTTTCTACAACTTCATATCCAAATAATCCTATTGACTTTAATACTTTTTTATTAAACTTAACAACTACAGGATGTCTTAATTGTCCATCATCAGTAAAGAAGTTTTTAAATATGTTAACTTCAAATCCATCATTTGTAGGTGTCCATTTAATAGGTGAATACATATCATAATCATCTTTTGTTAATTCACTATCTTTTAATGATAGTTTTTCAATTAATGGTTTTAAAACACTATCTTTTTCAACAATAAGTTTATCTTGTGGTGAAAGCTTATAATAAGCATTATGCATAGCATTTTTAGTATTTCTACCAATGTTCTCTCTCCTATTACCTCTAATAGACATTGTATTATTAATATCTCTAATAAACTTTTCAGTAAAGTCATTAATTAACTCTTGTTCACCTATACCAAATAATGCTTTAAAATTTGGTGATGGTGTTAAAAGTTCTGAATGAACTGTATCTATCTGTTGAATAAATGGTCTTAATACTTGTGGAGGTATAAATGAAACATAACTGTTGTTTCTATACATTGCTAAGTCTTTACCTAATATGTGGAATACTATTTTGTTAGCAAAGTCTTTAACTTTAGGATCTGTACTTACAAATAGTTGTTGAAATGCATTAGTTAACTTTCTTGATTCAGATGGAGTAAGTTTAGCAAATGAGTCTACTTTAAGTGTATAAGTTGTTTTACCATTTAAACTATTATTATTCTTTCCAGTATAAGTAATTTTATCATAATCCAAGAATCTGATAAATTCATTTTTACTAACTACTGGGTCAGGATATTTTTTTAACTCTCTAAGAATATCAACTAATTGTGAATTAGCTTCCTCTGTACCAATTAAATCTGAGAACTTGATTAAGTTACCATCTTTATCATATTTATTAATAAAACTTGTTACTGATAGGTAACCATTAATAAGTCTAATAAGTTTTTCAGAATCTTCAGTCTTCATGTATTTAATGTTGTTAGCAACATCCTCATACATCTTCATAGCTAATGGTGTTCTACTTAAGAAAAATTTAGGTAATAGTTGTGAAGTTCTAAAGAAAGCAAGTACTTCAGCTCTCAAGAAACTATTGCCATTAATTATTTGCAAATAGTCAATTGGGAAACTTGCATCATCAGGATCTAACATTGCTTCTTTATATTCAGGTGTATGATCTAAATATAATTCTCCTGTACTATTTCTCTTAACTTCAATACCAATTCTTTCCATAGATTCATTTATACCTTCAATACCTTCTCCAATTGAAGATGATAATCCTTTAATTAATGAAAGTACTCTAGAGAAATGGAACATTGATTGTGTTTTCTCATGATAAAGACTAAATGTATTAATTACAAACTTCTGAACAGATCTATATTGTTCTTCAGTTAAATCATCAGGTAACAATTCTTGTTTGTTATCAACTTTCTGTTTATACAGTTTAGCTTTCTTAAGTATATCATAAGTAATACCTTTAGGAAAATAATTATAAATTGATTCAGCATTATCATATTGAGCCATTAAATCAAAAAGATTATTTCCAATTTCACCTTCCTCTTTTTTATTTTTAATAGGTGATTTTTTAAATGATTCTAATGCTGTATAATCTATAAGTACAGGTTGTACCATTAATGCAGACACAAATTTAAAATCATTCTTTAACATCAACATGCTTACAAAAACTGATTGTGTAGCAGGAGTTAAGTTAAATCTAATAGCATACTGTTCTTTAGCATTATCCACAGCCATTGTAATAACTGTAGATATTAAGTCATTAATCCTAACACCATTAGCTATATAAGAATCTATAGTACCTAAGTCTTTAATATCAGTATTGTTGTCTTTGAAATACTGGAACATAACATTTGCAAGAGCTGCTATACCAATATTCTGTTGACCAATAGCATTAGCATTAGATGCTTTAATTACAGCTTGTGGTGTAGAATAATCTACAGCTACTAAAGGATCTTCAACAACATCATAAAAATTACTCATAAAGTCTTTTGCTGCATCATCACTAGCTGGTTTTTCAGCAATTCTATTACCTTCAGAATCTAAGTTTCCAGAATTATTTACAAAAACTTTTTCAACATTTAAAAGATGATTGTTGGCTTCTTCTAGAGTTATAGGTGTAATCTGAGATAGTTTACCTTTATTAAAGTTGTCAACATTATTTAATATTTGTTTTTCATATTTATCTTTAAATGCATCAAATGAAGCAGGGTATTTAAAATACTCCATAGCTTGTAAAGATGCTTCATACTTATATGCCTTAATAGTTTCTTTTAATGTTTCTACAACTTGTTTTAGTTTTCTAATACTTTCTTTATCTGATTTATCAGCTTTAGATAATAAACCTTTAGCCATGTCATAATCAGCAACAGCTTCATTGTATTCAGCATTGTCCTTAAGAAGATAGTTAGCTTGTACTTTAACTTCTTTAGAGTTAAACTTACTTTCTAAATATTCACCATAAGCTACACCAACATTATCACTATCTGCAGTTAAGTATCCACCATATTCAATTATTTTACCATTAGACATAAAGTGTTCTAATGCTCTTGCAAACTCAGAGTCAATATCAAAGTCAGCACCTGAAAGCTTAATAATTTCTTTAGGCATTATAATTTGTGGACCTAGTTCTGCAGGTAATACTTCAACAACTTTTAAATAAACCATTGAATGTTTATCCTGTGATGGAATACGAATACCTAGCATTTCAGCAGCTTTAGATGTAATAAATCCATTCTCATCTATTTCTAACATAGATGCTAACTGCATTGGTATTTTACACTCAGCATATTTAACATTAGGATTTTTAGGATCTTGAGTTAACCTTAAAGGTGTAACTTCATAATCTTTAAACATTTCAGGATTAGCATCATAGTCTTGTCTTGAGACTACACTACCATCAGCTCTTCTAATAACATTGTGACCATAATCAGTTCTTAATGTAAATTTGTGTCCTGCTGTTTTTCTTGAAAAGACTGTCTTACTAATAAAAGACATAAACATCTTTTCATACATTCCTAATGTTCTAGGATTATTTAAATTATATTCAGGTACTTCACCTAATGAGTTAAACAATTCTAGTAGTGTAGGATCACCACCTTGTTCAATAATAGATTGTTTAAATGATTCAAGTAACACTTTGTAGTTAGCTTTATCATTCTTAATAATGGCTTTGTATAAAGTTTCAAATCCATTAGTTACTCTCCATCCTAGTAAGTTTTTATATGTTCTTCTAAGTTCTCCTATGTTTACATTTTTACCATTAAACTTAACTTCTAAACTATCATCAATTTGTTCACTCCAAACTAATTGCATTAACTGAGTTCCATGTACAATTTCATCTTTAACAGAGTCAGTTATAACCTGTTCTCTAATGAACTCATTGTTAATCTTCATGTATGTATAGCCATCAGAGTTTATATCTTGTATATCATACTTAATAGTTTTAACAGCTGATTCAAAAAATGCTAAGTCAATTCCAGATTCTTCCATCTTATTTAAAAGATTATGAAGTTCTTCAGTATTTCTTCTAGGTCTATAAAAACTCTTTACAAGTTTAACTTGGTCATTAAATGCTTTAGTTCCATAAATTAAACCTGATGATGGTAATAGTTTAACAACTTCTCTTTCAAATTCTTCTTTAAGATTTTCAGGAACATAAGAAACTTCTTTTCTTGATAATACAGCTGTTGATGTTTTACCATAGAAGTTAAATGTAAATGCAGATGTCTTTCTAGGATTTAAAAGATTACCTGTTTCTTGAAGTATAGCAAGTTCATCAGCTGTAATATCTTCAAGCTTTAACATCTTAGCATAAATCTTTTCAATCTCTGAATTCCATTTACCATTAGTTGGTAAGTATTGATTCATATACCACCACATAGTAGACATAGACTGAGCATCTGTAGTATTAATACCATCAATCTTAATGTCTCTAAATACAGCTATATTACTTTCTCCAAATCCTTGAGAAGCACCAGCTGAATTAGGTCCAGCATATCTTTTAAATAAGTCAGTACTATCTTTAAGATTAGCATTTAAATCACCTATAAATATATTATTGAGTGATGCTGAATTAAAGAAGTAGTTTAAGAAGAATTGTTTTAATCTATTAATATCAGGACCACCATCTTTAGTATAGTACTGAGGTAACATGTTTTCAATGTTACTTATAATTCTAATGTCAGGTGATTTTAAAAAGTCAATAAACTCATTAAAATGATGAGTAAATATTGTTCCAGCAATAAGTTGATTATCAAAATTTAAATTACCTTGTATAGCATTAAGTATTAACTTATTATACATTTCAGGATTAATATTCTTTAATACTTCAAAGTGAGTTAGTTTTAAAGCTCTAAAGTTACTTGCTTCTTTTAATAGTGTATCAACATCATTAAAGTTTGTAAGGTTGTCAATAACCTTCTGTTTAGCTTCTGCATTACCTTTTATTAAGTTATAACCTTCAATTACACCAGCACCATCAATAATCTCTTTATATTCTTCAAATACTCTTTGTAATTCAGATTTTAATAATTGTCTGTAGTATTCTAAAGCCTTATCATTTAGTTCACCAATATCATTAACATATAATTGATCTGGTGCTAATGCTGACCATTGAGTACTCTTACCTTCATTCTGTGTCCAAGTTATAGGATACAATCTTACTTTAGTAGTTTTATCATTTTCATCAGTAGTACTAACTACTTTGTCAATGTTATTATCTTCTACATTAGAATATTGATTTAAGTTAAATAAGATCTTAGCTCTTGAATCAAGACTAAAGAATGAATCAGCATACTCAATACCTTTAAATGATGCATCAAATGATTGTGATTTTAAACCATCATTAATATATACTTCAAAGTTATCTACAAATTGCTTTCTTACTTCTTTATCATTTAAGATAGGATTGTTTCTTAACTGTCTGTAGTATATATTAAGAATTAAATCATCATCTAATGATGATGCTAAATTGTTCTCAACCATAAATTTCTTAAACAATTCAAAACCTTGGTTGTAATCAAAAGCATCTATAAAATCAAAATCAGATTTAGAGAACTTATTTCTTACAATTAATGATAGTGTTGTAATGTAGTTAGGATATAAATGGTTATAAACCTTCTCATTGTTAACATTAGTAAATGTTGATGGAGATGCTGATGCATCAAACATTGAGTTAGCTAATGCTAAGTCTTTAATTCTAGATACAGAACCAAGATTAGCTGCATTTAATTCAATGTCTTCTACAGTATCTTGATTATCCTTTTCAAGTTCTTGTTCAGACTTAGTAAAGTGGTGTGCTACAACATTACCTTCTGAATTAAATTTAATTGAACTACTTATTGCTAGTACAATGTCTTTAGTTAGAAACTTAATATCATTGTAAGATTCATATAATCTTTTAATTCTTTCAATCTCACTACCTGGTTCAACTTGTTGAAACAATTGAGCATTGTTGTGGAACAATGATAGTTTAATATATGTATCTGATAAATTAAGTTTTAATACATCTCTAAGATTTTGTTTTACAATATTAAATGCTGAATCAAATCTAGAAGGTTTATCAAATAATAAGTTAGCATTAATATCAGAAATTGCTTGTGTAATAACTGATTTAGATAATCCCATAAAGTTAGATGATCTAAAATCATTATACCAAATCTTTAACTGATTATCTTGAACATCATTAAGATTAGATCTGTGAAGTTTAGTTTGACCTGTCTTCTTATCATATCTATTTAATATAGAATCTACTTTATGTTTATTATAACCAGAAACAAACATTCTAAAGTATGGTGACTTTGCTAACTGACTTAATGGTATTTCTAACAAAGCAGTTTTAAAATCAGCTGGTATTGGAAGTTTAAGGTCTGTATATATATCTGTAGCTAATCTTGTATAGAATGAATCAAGATCCATGTTTTCATGTGTAAGCTGATACAGTTTATTTAACAGTTGTTCTCTATTAGTATTAACTAACATTCTTTCCATTGAAGCATGTAGTTTAAATCCATCTACATAATTCATGAATGATTTTCTTAATCCAATTGGATTACTATCATTACTTACTAGTTCTCTAATTTCATTATCAGTTAATCTAAAACCAAAATCATCTGATAATGATGGAGTAAACATTATATACTGCTTTAACTTCTTACTAAGAGAATCTACACCACCAATTCTTTGATTAGACTTTTGGATTAGTTCAGTACCTTTTTCAGATTCAAGATCATCATCAATATCATAATCAAAGAACTTATACATCTGCATCATTTTAGTAATTACATCAACTACTTCTTTCTTATTATAATCATTATCAATATTATCATATATTGACATAATGTTATTCTGAACTCTTAAAGCTTCAGATGGATTAGTTTCAGCTAATTTAGAAATTAAATCTGTAAAGTTATTTATAGAGTATATTTCATTTTTAACACTATCTATAAATTGATAGATAATATCTTGAGTAAAGTACCCATTGTTATTTTTAAACTCTAGTACTTCAAAGAAAACTCTATTAATAATATTGTTAGTGGTCTTACCATCCATAAAACTATTGTCATTATTTTTCAATAGTTTATATGCATCAACATCTAATGGTATAATAGACTGCTTGACTTTAGGTGCAGATTTAAATTTACCTGTAGCAATGTCTTCAAACAATTGTTCTATCTCACTGCTAAGTGGTTGTTTAACATTACCTAAACCAAACATGTTTCTGATAAAATTGATAATCTTATCAAACATCTTTTTAATGAAAGAATCTGATTTCATTGGTTTACCATTTTGCATGTAATCCATAAACTCATCAGCCATTCTTTCTTCATAGTAAAGATTAGTTAACTGTTCTTTAGTTAACTTACTATACTTAGGTGATTTAGATTTTAAATCTTTAAGTTGCTCTGCAGTAGGTACACCATACTTAACTCTTGCTTCAGAAAGTATTTTACTAATTTGACTATCAGTTAACAATACTCTAAACACAGCATGGAATGCTTCATGGTACTCAACACCTTTAGGAGCATTCTTAGCTAAATAGATTGCTGAGTTTCTAAACATACCATAGGTAAATCCACTTTTAGATAAACCTTCTAATACAGTATCTATATCTTTAATACTAATCCAATCAGGAAGTATTTGAAGTAATCTTTCTCTCTTAGCAGCTATTTCTTCATTTTCAGTAGATAATACATCTGATGCATAGAATGTACCTAATGGTCCACTAGATGAATCATCTGCAGGTGGTTGAGTTGGAGGTTGAGGAGGTGCTTGTTGTGTTGGTTGTTTAGTAGATAATGCTTGCATTTTGAGTAATAAAGAAATTACAGCATCTTTTGTTTTAGTATTTCTTCCTACTTTGTGATTACTCCAAATATCTTCAATATCTTGTTTAGTTAATATTTTTTTAGAAGCTGCTTGATCTATATTAGACATTAAAAAGTTAACAGCATCTTCAAATTTATCATAATCAGATTTATCTCTTATATTACTCCAATTTAAATAATTATCTTCAGTAAGTAATATATCTTGTACCTTTTGTTGAATTTCAGTTAATTCTAATTCTTTAACAGCTTCTTCTTTTGTTTTAAAACTTAAACCTAAACTATTATCTTGTAAATCATAAATTTTCCACAAATTTGTTGTAGAATCAAATTTAGTTTTAAAATTACCAATAACTATTTCAGAAACAGAAGTTTGTTGCCCTTGCTGTCTAAACTTTAATCTATCATTAATAAGTTTATTAAGATGATTTGCAGCATTGTTATATTTAATTCTATATGCATTCTTAGTTTCTTCATTCTGATTATTAAAAGTATAGTTTAATAAATCAAGTGTACTAGTTAAATATTTATCTTGAGTTTTATCAGTAGTAGCTAAAGCTTTCTCAATTGCAGTTTCTATCTCACTATCAATAACACCACTCTTCTTAGTAAAGGTTACTTTTAGTTCAGGTAATTTTACAGTATTAAATTTATCAAGATTAGATACTATATCTTCAGAAGATAAGTTTCTTTTAACATTTTGAATTGCAGCTACTTCTTGATTACCTGTATTAGGATCTACATATGATAAATTGTAAACATCATTTTCATCATATTCACTAGTACCTTTTTTCCTAAATTCTAATTTATCTTTTATTCTAGCATTTAAAAAATTTACAAAATCTTTGGTTGTTTTAAGTATTTTACCATCATATTTTAAACCATCTTTAGTAAATAATAAAGCACTATTGTTAAATAAAAACCCTTGTGATTTACTACTTAATTTAGCACCTTTTGAAAAAGGTATTAGATTTCTATTTAAATTATATACTGCTAAAGTAACATTTGTAAATCCTGAACCTTCTCTACTAACAGATAATTGTAATTCAATTACAGGATCATCATTAGTTTTTTTAACAATAAAGTTTAATTTATAGTTTCTACCTAAAGAGGTAAATCTATATTTAGATTCAACTTCAGTTAAATATTTTGCTAAAGTAGTTTCATTACCATCTTTAGTAAATAAAGATGATAATTGATATTTGTCTTTTAAATCTTTAACATATTCAATTATTTTATCAAGGTCATTATTTAACTCTTCATTAAAATTAACATCATCAACATCTAAAGCTTCATCTTTAAATACAGTAAATAACTCTTTACCTCTTATTTTATATAAAGCTGATACAGCAAAGTTATTATCTCTTATAATATTTAATGCATGACTAAAATGGTTATTTAAATAGTGATTGTATTTTTCATCAATATTAATTCCAGTCTTTGTAGCAGGATCATACACATAGTATTTATCAAGATACTTGTTGAATATAATCATTCCTCTTTCAGGTAACCCATCAGGAATGTCTTCAAATATATCTGCTAGGTTAGAAACAGTATTACCATTAGCAACTTTAGTTAAATCATCTACTGATATATTTCCTGATCTCATGCCTGAGTAATCAAAGTTTATATCATAGATAGATGTAAACTCTTCATTAGTAAACTCTGTTTTATCATTATCCTTAGCTTGAGTTAACAATCTATTGAATGCTTCTACTGAATTTTCATATATGCTTATAAATCTTTTACCATCAGTTGATGCTTTTATTTCACCAGTAGCTTCATCTGTCATTACATATTTAGGATTAAGCATTCCAAGGTGCTCTGGGCTACCATTAAACTCATCCATGTTTTGACCAAACCTATACTTGTTAGGTGTATTTAAATATCCTACAAGTGTGTTTTCATAGTAAACTTCAATTGCATACTTAACTCCAGGTGCAGTATCACCCATCATTTCTTTTAATTCAGGAATACCTTTAGCTACCATTACACCAGTACCTACCATGTTTTCACCAATCTGATTATTAGGTAGTGCAAAGTCAGGATGTCCTTCACCTAAATCTTCTCTTACAATTTTAAAGTTTAGTTTTTCATCTATATCAGTAACTGTATTTTTAATAGCATCTACTTCAGGACTAGGTAACCACTCCATAGTTTGTAATCTAGAAGGATCTGAGTTAACAGGAGATAATGTTGCAGATGAATTTGCTGGAGTAGTTGCACCTAAACTTTTAATAAGGTTATTTAATTTAGTGTATATTTCAGAACCTATTACTTTATTATAAGATTCTGGGCTATAGATTTCAAGAAACTTAAGTCTGTTCTTAAAATCTTCAAACATTGGTTTTATTTCATTTTGTAAAAAAGTCTTTTTACCTTCTTCTGTAGGAATAGTTTCATATTTTGCAAGAATTTCATGTAACTTTTCAAAAGATACAATTAAGCTTTCTTTCATATTATCTTCAAGAGATAATCCATTGATTAATGTTTTCATGTCATTAATCTGTCCAATAGTATTTTGGACTTGTGCACTTACAGCAACATCAAAGTTTACTTTTTTTCTTTTCTGTTTAAGAATTTGTTCCTGTGCTTCAAAAAGTTTTTTATTAGGATCTTCCTTTTTAAACTTTTCAAACATTAAATAATCTTGTAATTCAATATGTTCTTTTACAATATCATCTTTTAATTTATTAACAGATTCTTCTAAGCTTTGAATACCTTCTCTTGTTAGTAATCTATTAAAAAGTTTTGCATATTCTTGCTCTTGATTAAGAATTTTACCAATATCATCTAACTTCTTTTGTATATCAGCTTTATCTATAGGATCTACATTTTCTATATCTTCTGAAATAGAATTAAAATCTTCAATGTGAAACAATACATCTGCTTTAAACTTTTGAAAATCTTTAGCAAGTTTTGCATCAGGAGCAGTATTCTTTAATTCTTTATTATAAGTTTTTTCAAGAAGCTTATCTAATTCAGCTTCTAACTTTACTATCTGATCAACTTGAGCTTGTTCACTTTGTGGTTCAACTCTTGAGTTTTTTAACTGATTAATTGAATATTGAAGATCTCTAATTTCTTTAAAATTAGCCATCTTTGAAATTTCAGCTGTTCTTTGAGATACAGCTTTATTTAAAGTATTAGATATTTCTGATAGCATTTGTTTTTTTCTATCACTTAAATTTTTATTAGCATATACAGTATATGCAATTTGATCTAATACATCAACATCACCACCTCTATAAATACCAGAAGCTTTATCTCTAGAATTTTTAACAGATTCAATTTGTTCTTTTATATTAAGATTTATATCTGTTTTTCTTTTTAAGAAATCTTTTTCAGTTAAATTTTCATAACCATATCTTTCTTGAAATTGTTCTTTAGTAAGTTTATTTAATTCTGCAAGATATTTTTCTTCAACTTCTGAAAGCCTGTCCATCTTAGACATCATGTTTAAATAATCAAACATCTGTTTAGCTTCTTCTGATTTATAATTATAAACATCATTTTGTTCAGCAAAATTATCTTTCTTTAATTGAGAATTAGTAATTAGATTAAAGTGCTTAATATAATTATTCATTATACCTTCACTATTTGCTGCATAATTATTAGCTAAATCAATAAAACTATTTAATTCAGGAGAATTAGCAGGATCTCTAAAAGCTTCAATAATTCCTCCTTGCCATCCTTTTAATCTAGAACCACTTGGTCCAGGTCCACCTGCAGAACCTAATATAGCACCAATAAATATTTCAGTCCAACTTTCCGCATTATTACCAAAAGCTTTTGTCAAACCTGCAATTCCTGATTTAATAATATCTTCAGATTCTGAAGGATCAAATCTATCTTGAAGATAATCTTCTCCTGCATAACTAATTGCTTTTTGTAAACCTTCTTGACCACCTTCAAACACAGCACCTTCTAAACCTCTAACAGCACCTCTTGCAAATTTTTCACCTCCAGTTAATATTGCATATTTACTAATATTAGGCATAGCCTTAACTTCATCTACAGTTTTTCCAAGGTTTTTAGCTGCTCTAATTAATTGCTTATCAGTTAAAGTTGCAGTTTCAACTATCTCTTTTAAAAACTTTTTTTCAGGATTATAAGTACTACCTAACATCTTACCTAATTTAGGTGAAAACATTCCAGGTATACTTTTAGCTTGTGTAAGTCCTGTAACAATTAAGTTAATACCAAATACACTATTACCTACTTTATATATTTCATCCATTGCAGCAGCTGTTTCTTCAGCAGTAGGTTCTCTTCTATTTTTTTCAGTAAAGTCTAATAACCATTTTTCTTTAGCATCTTTAACAAATGAATTTGCTTCTACTGCAGATTCATAACCTGCACTAGTAATCATTTGTCTACCTAATGTAGCTGCTTCATAACCAGTTTGTCTAATTGCTGATTTACTCATCATACTACCTACACTACCAACTACATTATCTGTAGCACCTATAGCTTTATCTACAGCTCTAATTGCTTTTGTAAGATTATTTAATCTACCAACACTAGCCATTGCTGCAAAAGCACCTTCAGTTAATACTGCACCTACAACAAATGAAGCACCTTGTAAGAAGTCATTAGACCAAAAATTAGCAGTACCCATTTTTTCAAAAGCACTATATTCCTGAGCTTCTCTAGTAACATAGTGTTTAAAATCTTCATCCATTGCTTCATTAGCTTTATTTAAAGCATTGTAAAAATCATTATCATATATTTGTTTAAATGATGTATCATCTACACCTGTCCATAAATCTTCTAATTGACCTGCAACATTATATGCTACTGAACCAATCATACCAACACCACCAACTACTGCTGTACCTGTTTTACCTATTAATTTAACTATACCATTACCCCATTTATCAGCAGCACCCTGCATTTGTGCTCTTGATTCATAAAGATCTTCTATATTTTCAGTTGCATATTGTGGATTTGGATCAATAGTGAATCCAGAACCTAAATCATATTTTGATTCATCAGCAATCATCACAGGATTAGATGGTGCTGAATTTTTCATCATACCTATTAACTTACTGGAGTTTAATTTTTCTTCTGGCATAGTTTTATATTTTATTATTCAATTTCATTTAAAAAATAAGTTGCGTCTTCAGGAGTAGGTAATATTACATCGTTTACTAAATTACCACTTTTATCATAAATATCATATGATCCTTTCATTTCTTTTCCTGTTTGTAAATAAGATTGTATTTCATCTTGAGTTAAAGGTTGAAGTGTACTAGGATTTACTGGATTAAATTGTATATTATATGCTGATCTATGAGATTGTGCTTTTACTCCTGGTGTATATAATGCACTAGAATTTATAGCAGCAGCTGTAAATTCTCTATCTTCTTTTATTCTAGGAATAGCATAAATACCTTTTATAGCACCATCTTTATCTTTAATTACAAGTTGTCTTGGAACAGACCATAGTGGATTATTACCTGATAATGTAAAGAATGGAGACTTCCAACTAAACTCTTTAGATATTTCAGCTTTATCTCCAGGAGCAATAGGTATTTTGTTTAATGGCATTTTTTCATTTGTTTTTACATTATAAACTTCAGTACTACTTGTTAAAAATCCTGCACCTGAAGTTAAATTTTCAGCATCAAATGTTCCATTTGAAGATTCTACACCAACATATTGTTTAGCAACTTTTCCTGGATCTTTAAATCCTCTACCTTGAACATTTTGTTTTGCTGTAGCAAAAAACTGATTTCTATATTTATTAATTTCTCCATTAACCCATCCTAATGTTTTTTGATCTAATTGGTTATTTTCATATAATCTTTTTAATTTAGGATTATTTGTAGTTTCAAACCATTTTAAAGCAATTTGTTTATTTTCTTTACTTAATTCTTTAAATGGTTTATAATAATCTTTTCTTGTTTCTGGAACTCCCATGTCTTTTCTCATCCATCCATATTTACTATCTGCTTTAGGTTGTTTTAAAGAACCTTCTTGATTTTCAAATTCATTATCAGTAACAGTTCCTGCAATATTCATAGCTTCTAAAGGAATCCAATCAGTATCAGGAGCATCAGGAGGATTTAATTGATTATATTTCCATTCTGGCATATAATCAGTATCAACTTTTCTACTAAACTTACTTTCAATTTGTTGTAAGCCATGTACATATAATTTGTTAACTGCTATTTCATCAGATAATTCAGATACTGCTTTATTAGGATCAGTTTCAAATTCTTTAAGTTTTTCTTCACTTACTAAACCATTTCTAAATCTATATAAAGCTTCTTGTTTATGATCAAAATAAGCAGGTGTTGCTCTATAGTTATATAGTGATGTTTTAGCTCTATTCATTATATCTTTAGCTGTAATAGCACCTCCTTCAGTAGATATGTTTTGTATTGTTCCATTTATAGGATCTACTACTTCATAAGAATTTCCACTTGTACTTAATCTTAAATCACCAAATGTTTCTTTTAAATATTTATTATAATCAGGAGTTTCATAACCCACACTTTGATTATAATTTCTTAACTCACCTGTTTCAGGATTATATGTAGAATACATTGGATTCCAATTACTTTGCCAAGGATTAAGAAGTTTATTTTCAGTAATCATTTTTTCTATAACAGGTTTTTGTTCACTATATGGTTTAACAGCATTAGTCATAACTTGTATTCTTTTATCTTGAGCAATGTTTTTAATAACTTTAGCAAACTCTCTAGATGCAGTATTAAAGTCACCTGTTTGTCTTATATAATCTGTAATTTGATATAATTGATCATTATATTCATTTTGAACATGTTGCTTACCTGGCATATCACCAGGATTAACTTCAAAGTTTAAAAGTTTATTAGCAGCATCACCTTGTGCTAAAGCAGCATCATAACTTTTTTGTTTTTGTTCAGCAACTCCTTGTAAGAATTCCCAAGGCATATCTACTTGAGTAGATACATATTCTCTTAATCTAGGTTTATAAAATCTCATATCTTATTTTTATTTAATTATTGTCCTAAATATTCTTTACCATATTCATCCCAAGCTTTCTTAATATAACTATTATTATATTCTCCACTTACCCATAAATCTTTTTCTTTAGCATAGTCAGGATGTTTTTCATTAACCCATTTTCTAAATGCATCACCTGCTGTTTTATCTTTAATATTATCGTCAAAATTAACTGATTTTGGTGTTGTATTAGCAGCTGGTGCAGCAGCAGGAGTAACATTAGCAGATGGTGCATTAGCACCTGTATTTGCTGCAGGTGCATTTTGTTTATAAGGATCATTGTAAGGTGTTGGTGTCCAATCATTTCCACTATTAGGTTTCATTACAAGTCTATATTTTCCATCTGCACCTCTAACTAATTGAGTATTACTAGTACCAATATTTTCAGCAATAGTTTTATTTAATTGATTAATTCTATAATCTCTAATCATATTAGCAGCAGATGAACCTAATCCACTAAAACCTTCTGTTACATTAGTTCTAGCAGCATCTTTCTCTTGTAATCTATCAATTTGCTCCTGCATTGCTATTTGAGCATTTTGTGCATTAACTTGATTTTGCGTTTGAGTATTAGCTACATCAGCTTGATACTGCATATTTGCAATTTGAGCTGCTTTATCTTTAAGATTTTGTAATTTTGATCTCATATTAGACATAAAACTTCCTGATGTAGGAGCATTTTGTCTTAAGTTATAACTTGTAGTATTATCACCTGTTGTAAAATAATCTCTTATTATTTGTATTGCTTTATAAGGATCTATTTTATCAGCTTTAATTCTTTCATAGTTAACATCATCACCTCCTTTTAATCCATAGTATGATTGAATTAATGGGCCTGCAGCTTGTGCTACCATTGATATATAATCTGGTATTCCAAGACCATCATTAGGTTGTTTAGGTACAATATTAATATTATTTACATTAGGATTTAAACCATATTTTTTAGCAGATTTTTCTGTAAAATTTAATGGAAGATCTGATAAATTATTATCTAAACCTATAGCTGCATCAGAAACTTTTGTTTGAGTTGAAACAGTTCCTGGTAAATCTTCAATTATATCAGATCCTTCTGGTAGTATAAATCTAATGTTTTCTCCAGGATTTGCTTCTCTAGGAATAGAAATATTAACAGGTCCTTCTTCATAAGGGAAAGGTGCAGTAGAAGTTCCTAATTTTCCAGACATTACATCAGATGGTATAAAGCCTGCTGTATTAGACATTCTATCTAACATGTTTTGTTCTTCTTCTGTTAATGTAGCTGGTCTATAACTAGACTCTGGATAGTTATTTGTTATTGATAATGGTGTATTATCTGTAGGTAATTGCTGAAGATTTCTAGATTGCATTCTTTCAATAGGTTCTACTGGTGTAGATTGATTTTTATTTCTTCTACTAAGAATACTACTTGTATTACCTTGAGCATCTATTACATTAGGTGTATTTAGATTTCTAAAATAATTATTTGACTTATTAGATTTAGCAGGCTCATCTACCATATTATCTAAGTAAGGAGATTTATTTTGATAAGCTCTTCTAACTTTATCTCTAGTAGACATTACTTGATTGTAAGGTTCAGTAAATCTATTTAATCTAGATTGTTCAATATCTGTACCTGCTACACTTTGTAATCTTGCAAAATCTTCAGGAGTAGTTTGAATGTTACCCTCTCTATCTAAAATAGGAAATCTATCTAAAGAAAAGTCAAAAGAATTTGGATCTGAATATCTTAAATCATAATAACTTCCATAAGGATTTGTATTAGCTATACTATAAGTAGTTCCTGGTTCAAAAGTATTAGAACCAATCATATTTTCCATTCCAGGTTTTTTAATTCCTCCAAGTGGATTTGTAGCTTGAGGAGTTGCATCATATGTCATTATACCTGTATTAATAGGTGAATTTTCAATTCCTGTATTACTTAATAAACTAGCCATAGGTTTTATAGCTGAATTATCAAATTTAACATCTTGTTCCATAAATCTATCTATACGTTCCTGAAGTTGTTTTTCACGTCTAGTGTCTATAGAAACTTTATCAATATATTGACCAGTAGTAGGATTGTAAAAATATTCTTCATATTCTACAAATCCTTGTGCTTTAAGTTGTTCAGGATCTAATTCATCACCAGGACCACCCATAGCATACATATTACCACCCATAGCATAATTCATCATCATTCCACCTCTGTTTTGTGCAGCTACTTGAAATGGTTGTGCAACATTAGATACCATTGGACCACCTTTTGCTTTTCCAAATACAATTTTACCACTAACTTTTCCAGTAGTAGCTCCAGTAGCTGCATCTCTTGAAATATTAGCATCAAATGTATTTCCTTTAGGTGTACTATAACCAACAGTACCTTGATAATTATAAACTGGTGCAGAACCTGGTTGCATAGTAGAATTTACACTTCCTCCAACTATTATTTTACCATCATTTTTTGTATTAAATGTTCTACTACCAGTTAAACCTAAATTTAATTTTTGTTGATTTATTGCTTGTTGTGTTCTAATTTCTTCTAACTCTTGTGGTGTTAAAGTTGTAGAATTTTCATAACTACCAGTAACTCCTATTTTACCTTTTGAACTTTCTCTTAAGAAATTTATATTTGCATTTAAATTTTTATTATTAGGATCAATTATATTTTTATCAATATTATAATCTAATGATGTAGTTGGTTTAACATTTGTTTCACTATCATCATATATAAAACCTTCATCAGAAATTACAGGATTTCTTTTTGGCATACTATTGAGAAGTTGATTATTATTTATAACATATGGTTGTTCAACATCTGTTGGAGCTATATTGTATAACATTGGTTGTTGTGGATAAATTATTTCAGGAGTTTCATTTCCAAAAGTATATCCACCATCTGCATGTTTCCATTTAGAAGCATTTCTAGCAAAGTTAGCTTTTTTAACCATAGCTGCAGAATATTTTTCTTTATTAGCTAATACTTGTCTTGCAAACTCTTGTACAGATTTACCTCTCTTTTTAGCTGCAGCAGTAAATGTACCTCTTTTAGATTTCTTAATATGAATACTACCACCTTTAGCATAGGAGTTAGGCATATTAAACCCTTTATCTTTAGGAAGATATCCACCATAAGCATAATAATTATCTGCTTCAACATATCTTTGGATATCATTACTTAAAATCTTTTCAAGATCTTTATTTAACTTACCACCTGCAGCTGCATATTGTAAAGCACCATTAACCATAGCTTGTCTTTGTTCTTCTTTAGCTTGTGCTTCAGCTCTTGCCTTTTCAGTTTCTATTATAGCATTTTGTTTAATTTGCTCAATAGTAAGGCTAGAAATATCACTGTAAGGTCTTCTTTCTTGATCTCTATTTTTAGAATCTAAATCTCTTAATGTATATTTACTCAAATCTCTTTTAAGATTTTGAGCCATAGTTCTACCAAACTCATCAGTTTGAGTGTTCATACCATCTACTTGATCTGATACAACATAATTATTGTCAAGTACAAATTCTCCACCTTCAGCCATAGCATTAGGTCCAATAGGTACTCCACCATAAGCATTTTGATGATGATAACCTGCAGATTCAGGAATTTCATTTATTCCATATTTTTGAAAAGTACCACCTCTGGAATACTTTCTTTTATAACTGTTGTATTTACCTCTCATAGAGTTTTGCAAATTTAATGAATTATTATTTATATTACCACCAGTAGCTGCAAATGATAATCCTTGATTTACATTAGGAGAATATTGTTGTTGAGGATATTGTTGCTGCTGTTGTTGTGGAGTATCTATAAATTCATCAGAAATAGAATTTATACCTTGTCTAGCTGCTTGATAACCTTGAGGTGTTAAATACATAGAACCTAACATACCCATACCTATGTTAGATGCTGTTTCAGTAATTTTATCTCCAACTTGAAAAATCTTATTATTATATTCAGGGTCAAAAAAATCTTTACCTGTTAAAGCTTCAAAAGGAGCAAGGTTAGCGTTTATTAAATAATTACCATAGTCTTTGAAGAAACCTCCAACACCACCTCCTCGTTTATATTTCATAATATTATTTTTTGAATATTTGTTATTAGTTGATTGCATTGGTCCACCTGCATAGTACATATATGGATTTATGTGACCACCTTTTGATTGTTGTTCAGGTTGAGAGCCTTGCATTGCTTCTGCTCCTACTACTCCTGTTCCTATTATTGCTGCTGGCGGAACTACTACTTTATATATATTAGGATTAGTTATATCAAAAAATCCTACATTACCTACTGCTGATTTAAGTAAATTTGGATTAAATATAGCTCTTTCACTTCCTTCAAACATAGATGATTGTTTTAAACCAGAATAACCTAAACTTTCCAAATAATCTACATCTTTTAATTTTAAAGTTCCTGTATTTATTAATTTATTTGAATTATTTGGATTTTTTAATCCAGGATTAGCATAATTTGCAGGAGCATAAAGTTGATAAGTTTCTCCTGTTTTTTTACCAATTTTTGGAGTTAAATCATCGAATAATTTTTCTGAAGCATATATATCAGCTAAACTTTTACGTTTAGTTATAAATATACCAGTTTCAGGAGTATCTCCTGTTGCTTTTGTATAATCAGCATGTTGAGGAGTATGAAACTCTTTTATTCCTTTAGTTTTTGAACCATGATAAAAATAAGGATCATTAATGACTTCATCATAATTTCCTCCTGCATCTTCAACATATTTTTTAAACCAACTACTTCGCTGTTGTATAAATTGTTCAGGAGTTCCTTGAAAAGGAGAACCATCAGGATTTTTCATCCAGGTACCTGCTTTTTTAGTAGATTCTTCTATTGCATTGTACTCATTAATAAGTTCTGGATAGTTTGGTGTATCTGGATTCCATTTACCCCAATCTATTTCTGATTTAAAAGTATTAGGTGATTTAACTAGTTTTTTAGATATATTTCTAAATCCTCCTAAAGGGTTTAAAGCTTCTGCTGCAAACTTACCTACTTTACCTAAATTTGTACTTGCTTTAATAGGCAAACTAGCAGGTAATAATGCAGATTCAATTGGTACATATTCTAAAGCATCTCCTCCTCTCCAATTAGGATTTTGTATCCAACCAGTTTCAGATGGAATAAACTTTGGTGCAGTTGGACCAACAATATCTGGATTATATAAACCAGTATCTTCAACAACTTCAATTTCAGAAAGTCTTCTTTCAAAATCAATACCTTGAGGTGTATTAGGTGTCACATAGTATTCATTACCTTGAGTACCTGCATATTCTAATATCTTACCTGTATTAGGATCATATTGTGCTTTTTTATAAAGTGTAACAGGGTTAGTATTTCCACCACTATCATACATATATCCACCTTGAGCAGCATATTGCATAGGTGTTTGTGTTTGATTACTAGCAAGTGTATTTAAGTATTTAGATATTTCATCATCAGTATAATATTTAAATAAATGATTTTTATATCCTGATTCTTTAATTTGTTTTAATCTTTCTGGAGTAATTATTTCACCTGGTTGAAAATTATTATCAAATCTCATTTGCATTAAAAAAGGATACATTTCACCTCTATTAAAATCTTTATCTAATCTATCTTGAGAAGGTGTTAAAAATTTACCTTTAAATGTTCTATCAAAAGTTTCATCATCATATAAACCTGTTTTATGCATTAACTCATGAACAGATACTGATTCTGGACCATATTGATCATTAGCTGCATTTGTAATTACAATTCTACCTTGTTCATCAGTAAATCCTTGAGGATTTTTACTCATGGTTTTTTTAAAAAATTTATCATACTCAGGATCATTATAACTAGCTCTATATAAATCAAGTAATTGTGAATTATTTTCTGGATTTGTGTTATATAAAAATTTAGTATCGTAGATATCACTTATAACACCAGGTATTGCTTTATTTATACTTTTTAAATTAGACTCAGCTGCTCTTTGTTTAGCTTCTTTATTTCCATAAATTTTTTTACTTAATTTTGAAGCATGGTCTCGAAAATTTTCATTTAATCTATTAGCAAATTCAGGATGTTGAACCCAAGAACTTACCCAATCTTGAGCAGGTTTAGCAACAGTAACTCCTTGATTTAAAGTAGATTTAAAAGGATCATCTTTACCATCTGTTGGTCCACCTTGAGCTAATGAAACACCTTTATAAAAATTTGCAGGATCAAAATTTTGTCTATCATATTCTTGTCTACTAGGATAAGTTTGATAATATTCTTCAGGAGTCATTCCTTGATTATTTATAAAACCTTCTCTCCATCTCATGTAACTATCATAGTCAGAATCTAAAATATCTTTATTTACTCCTGGCATATAAGGATTATCAGTAGGATAAATAATATTATCATCTAATAATACTGGAGGTTGTACTAATGATTTGGTAGGTCCTCCATTAGCTTTTATTTTATCACCAAATATTTCTACTTCTGGTAAAACATACCCTTGTCCTGTTTTAAGATAATTTTCTAACTGAGTGTATTTAGTTTTTATATCCTTATCTTTAAAATATTCTTTACGAGCATCTTCCCAATAATTGTTTTTTTTAAAATCTTCTGCAGTTCCTTCAAACATTAAGTTTCTTATAACACCATCTAAATAACTTTTATCAAAAAATCCTTTATCATTACCATACCATTCTTTCCATTTTTCTTCACCTACTTTATTTTTAAAATATTTACTATCATTATAAAAATCTTCTGCAAATTCAGAATTAAGATAAGCATCTCCAAGCTCAGATTTTATTTTATTATATACTGGATCTGAAGGCATCCCATGCAACATATCTAACATTATATTTTGCTCAGTATTTGTATTTGGATTATATATAATTCCAGATCCATTATTACTTGGATTAACAACTTTGTAACCATTAGGATAAGTAATCTCTTTAGTTTTTGAATCAAAAAACTCTATATCTCCAATACCTGTGTTTTCTTTTGTAAATCCAGTATCTGCTTTTAATGTAACATTTCCCATATTTCTAAAAGCAGGATATTTATTATAAATATTTGAAAGCATTAAATCATCATCACCTACAGGACCACCATTAGCTTTTTGAGCTTTAATTTTTCTTTCTTGCCTAAGCATTTCAGCAGTAGGCTTTTTAGGTTTAGCACCTGTCCTTCTGTTTTGTTCAGCTTTCTTCCTAATGTTTTTCCAGAGTGAGTTTTTTTCTGCCATAATTATCTAGGTAGTATTTTACTTCTTAATGAGTATTCAGTCATTACATCATGTAGTCTGAATATTTTATCTCCACCATTAATAGTATGTTTAAATAGTACATCAATGTATTTATCAGACATTCTTGGTTTTATATTTAAGTTAGGATTAGTTTCATCTCTTGGGATTTGTAATCTCCAAGATCTAATCTTCTCAGTAAAGTTAGCAATTCTTTCATTAACTATTTGATAGTCATTAGATATAGCATAACTAGTAATAGTTTCATTTAATTGTTGATCTGTTGCTACATCAATAACTTCAGTATTAATAATAAAGTTATCAAATGTCTTTACAAAGTCTGAGTTTTCATTAACTCTAAATTTAATATATGATGGAAATGTAGTTCCATAAAAAGTATTTCTTAATCCTAGATTATGTGTATATACTTCAGATGTTGCCAATGGATTAATTGACAAAAATCTTTTTCTCATGTTGATATATAATGATGGATAAAAGTCACAGAAAGATTCAAAAGAATCTAATAGTTCATTATATGCTATTGTAGTTTTAACATTTTTAGTTCCATCAAAGAATGTAAAATATACTGTATTGTATTCTGAATTATAACCTGATGTTATACCTATTCTACTATTACCTGTTAAAGATATTTTATCTACACTTTTTAATTCAGTATTAACAAATGCAGTTCTAAAGAATCCACTTAAACCATTAACATCAGTAAGTGGTGATACACCTGCACCATCTTTAGACATTGAATATTTAAACAACTTATTAATAAAAGCATCATAGTGATATATAGCAGAACCTGTAGCTTTTACAGCAAATGAATGTTTAGCTCCTGTTTCAGTAGATATATAGTCAAATCTTTGAAGTAAAGTACCTGTACCTAATTGAGTTTGTGTAGCATCACCTTCATTAGCAAGTACTCTCTCATTAACAGATGCAACACCAAATCCATCATTTTGATAATAGTATAGTTTATCTTTAAATTGAACTAGTCTATTGATCTCACCATAGTTACCATTAACAGTAAGTGCATTGTTAATTAAGAATGATCTCCAACTATCTATTCTTTCATTATCTAACTTAGGTTCTGTACCATATATAGTATGTGGTTCACGAACTACATTAGTTTGATTTAAGCCTTTAGATATAAATAGGTTAGTTGTATTTTGTTGAGATAGTGCATCATTATAAACATAATAACTTGGAGTTATTGTATAACTACCTTCAACAGTATCTAATCTATTAGATGCATGTTGATTACTTATATTTAATTCTGTATTAAATGATGATTCACAAGGAAAAAATAAACCTAATCCAAATGGAGGATTACTTCCTGGATTTGGACTTATATCCCATCCACTACCTTCTTTATAATTTATATTACTTCTTTGCCAATCAAAATAATTAACATAAGTATCTCCACCAAATACACCATTAGTTACTAATCCACTAGGATAATTATCTTCTGATGTATTTTTATCCCAAGGTTGAAAGTGATTAGTAAGTATATAATCATTACCATATCTATCAGATCTTAACCATCCACCATATTGACTTGTTAAATATCTTTCATATGAAGTTAAATATAATGGTAATTTTAAAGTATTACTATTATATGCTCTAGAAGTATCAGGTCCAGGTTGAATAAATGTCATTAATTCACAAGCATTACCCCATTCCATATATTCATTATTTTCAGCTTCATTCATGTTAGAAGAAGCCATATTTATAAATGGAAAATCTAAACCTGTAATACTATTAACAGGTAAAGAGCCTCCACCTGTTGGATAATTAACATATGTTCTACCTGCTATTTCAAATTTATTTTTAGATGTAGCTGTATAATCTGAAGTTGTACCTGTACTATCTGGTACTAAAGGATTAGTTGTTTCAAGTCCATAAGTATAATTAAAATCAGCAGATGCTATATAATATAATACTGTATTTGAAGGCCATGTTGCAGAATTAAATATTTTTTGAGAATAATATGATAATTGACTAAAATCATTAGTCCTACCTATCATTCTCATATAATCATTTGATATAAAAAAACCTGATTTTCTATTTAAAAAATTAGGTGAATAAAAAGTTTGTATTCTAGCTCTTGTTCTCCAATTAGGATTACCTTGTATTGTTGAATCAAATAACCATCTATCATTTGTAGGAAGTATATCACCACTTCTTTCATAAGGTACTATATTATATTTACCTACTGAATCTGGAGCAAATTCTACATATACAGTTGGTAATAAAACACCTGTACCTAATCTAGTACTATTATTAATATCTCTTCTAACTCTTACATAAGACCATCCAGATATTTGATCTTTAATAGCTTGAAACTGTGGTTTACTAATGTCTAATGTAAATTTAATACCTATTTGTTTTGTATATAAGTCACCACTTACTTGAGAATAACCTGCAGGAAAAACTATTGCTGAAGTACTGTTTACAGTAGAACCACCAGGAAGAGCTTCAATTATTAAACCAACAGCACCTAAACCTGCAGGAAATGAAAAATAAACTTGAGTTGAATTATAAACTGATGCAGTTATATCTAAAGCATTAGGTAAAAATGAAGTATTAAATGTATCAACATAATCTGTTATATCAGACACGCTACCACTAAATAATAAAGTATTATTAAATATAGTTTGACTAAGTGAATCAGAGTAATATGAAGGGTCTATTGTTAGAATTGCAAAATCTCTATTACCTGCATTATTATCAGTTAAACCAAAATCTCCATTACTGTCATATGCAAATGGAAACTTAATATCACCTATCCAATTAACATAAGATGGATAACCATATATATCATAGAATACAATACCAAATCTATACACTTCACCTCTAGAATATCCTGTAAATAAAGATTCTACATAAGGATTTTTCATAGAATCTAATGATGTATTGTTAGATAAATAATAAGTATATGTATCTGTGAATGGTTGTGTAAAATCATTAACACCATCCATAGCAGGTCTTATATAAGGTGTTGTATTTGGTAAACCTGCAAGTTTAGCTAATTTAGTATCAACAATAAATTCATAACTTATATTTAAACCTTCACCACCTAATGTTATACCATCAGATTTATATTTGTATTGAGAATTAGCTCCCCAGTTACCAGCAGATAATGGATTTACAGATATATCAGGATTCTCATCATTAAATGGATTTATAACATCAAAATTATCAGGTATTAATGAATAGTCAATAGGACCTGATATATTACCTTCAATAGATATTGTATTACTATTAGCATTTATTAAAACTGATGGAGTTGATATAGTATCACTTGCATTATATAGTTTAGATATTCTTGAAGAATTAAATCTATAAGCTCTTGCATCAAATGCAGGATCAAAGTATTTAGTAATTGCATTAGCTGCAAACAATCTATTTCTTACAACATCAAGAGTTTTAAATATTTCTGGTGGTCTATTAAGATTAGCAATCTCTGTAGAATCTACAGGAATGTCATTCTCATTACCATTGTGAACTATACTTATAAATCCATCATCAGGAATAAATCTTTCATCAAAAAAGAATGCTTCTGGAAAATCTGCAATCTGATATACTATATAACCTATTCTAATAATATCATAGTTAGTATCTAAATTAGTTAATTGAATCTTAACTGACTTTTGTGAATTAACTCCTGGTTTACTACCTGTAACTACATATTTAGAAATATCACCTGAAAATAATGATATTAAACTACTTACAGGTGAGTATGTAGATTTGGCACCTTGATTAGAATATAGTTGATAGAAGTATTGATATTTACCTGCAGGTAATGTACCACCATCTATTATTTGTTCAATAATAGGTTTTTGTGGTAAGTGTAATGGTATATAAGAAAATAATTCTTCAGGTGTTGCCCATATTTGAGGGTCTTGTATATTACAAGTTCTTAAGTTATTATACCAATCTGTCCATACTACTCTTGTAATTTCAGTACTTTCAAATCTACATTTTAAATGTTCACTAATAGTATAGTTTCTAGATAGATTTAATCTACCTGCATATTTTAATGTGGTTAATGGTTTTAAAAACAAACCATCTAGTTGTGAAGTAATTATATTACCAGTAGCATTATTATAAGTTACATCCCATAAAAACCCTTCAGTATCTAAAGGATCTACTGAAGATTCTCCTCCACTACAACTTATAAGTACTACATTATCATTATATACACCCCATCCTAATATAGTATGGCCAGTAATTTTATCTGTTCTTTGTATATATTCTATATTACTTGTAGTAACAGTTATACTAGAATTAATAATATCTGATTGTGGTTTAAAATCATATAGTACTACATTATTAGAATTAAAATAAAACTTTAAATTTTCTTTACCAGAAAATATAAATGTAGGATCTGCAAGTATATTATTTAATTCAATACTTATAAACTCATATGATTTATCTTGTATGTTATTTATAGTAAAGAAATTTTGTTCAACATAAGAAAAACCTGTTGAAGGATCAAACACTGTTCTTTGTATAAATATAAATGCTGTACCTGAGTAATTATTAATCTTGGTAAATGAATGTGTAGCTTCAATTGGAGGTAACTTAAAGTCAAACTTATTACCTCTAATGTTTTCTATAGCAAATGTTGATGAACCCTCATCAGTAATTACCCTGATGTTTTTAGCATCAAGGTAACTATCTGGTTGAGTTTTAAGTTTTGAAAAGTCTGAATTTAATCCTTTAATCCAAGTGTTCTTACTTACTGGCATATGTCTTCAAATTAAAAATATCTATATGGGTGATTAAACATTTTTTCAGGTAACTGCATGTTTCTAAACATGTTGTTATGATTGTTATATTGAGGAATAAGTTTAAGCCACTGATTCTTGAATGATTCCATTTCATCAATAGAAGGTGTCTTAGTTTTATTAACTGCTTGAGCAACTTTCCAATCTCTTTCTCTCTCAATCATTTGGAATACTTTATCAGTAATATTACCTTGTATAAATTGTTTAAATGCAATCTTGTAAGCAATCTCATATTGTACAGCTTGTCTCCACCACTCATCAGCAGGTATCATAGGAAATCCTTCTTCATCAGTAGGAATTGCCAAGTATGACATTAACACTCTACCATTAGTAAAATTGGTAAATATATGATTACCACTTACTGTATAAGTATGATTAGACTTACAATAAAAGTCATAATCTGAACAATGTTGTTTAGTATGAAAAGTATCAGTAGCCCATCTCATAGGCTCTAATCTGTAATTAGGTTTAGCTAAAGAACCACCTGCTGATCTAATAATAGGTTTACCTGGATCACATCCTTCTGGTGTACACTCATCACAAGTAGTAAATGAATTACATCCACATAGTTTAAACTTTCTGTTAACTATATCAATAGCAGATACTTCAACATATTCTGTACCTCTATCTAATGTAGATATTACCATTGATGTACAACCATCATTACCTGCCTCTACCATTCTAGCAGTTTGTACAATAGATTCTAAATCACAAGGCAATACACCTCTGGATTCTTCAATAGTTATTTCCTCAACCTTGTTTTGAAGACTAAGAGGAACTTTTAATAAAGCTAAAATACTACCTGCCCATTCAGCTGCTTCAGTAAATGATAGGCTGTAATTAAAGCCAAAATCCATGTAGACTCTTTCTACTATGGTTTTAAGACTAACATGTTTTCCAGAGATTGCCATAATTTATATTAGAATGAAAGATTTTCTAAACCATCAAGAATCTTATCTTCATAAGACTCCTCTTCAGTTTTAGGTTGTTGACCTTCTAATGGATTTTTCTTAGAGATGTATTTCTTACATTCACTAACATATTTTTCATCTTCACCAGATGAACCATATTTTTCCATTGTAATTACAAAACCATTTTCTACTTGTTCAACACAAACTCTTTTTGTAATACCATTAGAAGTTTCAGATTTCTCCCAACGATTATGTTTTTTATCCATTGTTGTAGCTATTAAATGCATTGTTAATATTCTTTATAATCTGTTTTATAAGGATCACTCTTTAAATGATTAGCAAGTTCTCTGCACCATTTTCTTGTAGGTATAAACATTACTAATGATTTACCTTTATATTGTGCATCATTCTTGATATATTTAAATTTCATCCTGTATTTGTTTTTACAATATATTTTAGGTTTGTTAGTTATAGTCTTTAATTCTTCAGCAGATATATCACCATATACTTTCTTCCAGTATTCTTTAGTTGCCTTCCAATCTACCTTATAACAGATTCTGTTTACAGTACCATCTTTACTGTAAACAATTTTCTGTTTTTTCTTCTGTATTTCTAATGTTCCAAACTTATGTGGAAACTTAAGACTATATCCATTCTTAATAACCATATCCATTAGTTCATCAAAAACCTGAGTGAATACAGTATTATATTTTTCTTTGCTAATATTAGATGATGTAGAATTCTTATAATGGTTATATATATCATCATAACCAATATTTATATCAAACTTATTTTTAGAATCTTTTCTTGTCATTCTTGTTGTCTATTGCTACCAGGATCAGTACCAGCTTGTGTAAAATTAGCTGCTACTGTTGGTATAGCATCATCTTTAGCATTGTTATTTTCATCTCTATAAAGAGTTCTCTTAGTTCTCAATTCATTAAGAACAGCAGGTTTAACAAGTGTTTGCCACATCCATGCATTAATAGGATAACGAGAATCCCAAGTAAAACATGGTTTACCATCACAAGTTTGATAAGTACCTGCTTCTGTAGGGTCTTCAAATACTCCTTGAATATTTAAAGTTTCAATAAGTTTGTTGTGATTACCTTTATTATAAACAATATATAGATAATTATTTTTAATAAATGCACCTAATGATTTGGTATTATACCTACCATTGCCATAATAAATAGCATGATCATAATCCATAAAATAAATAGGGATAGACATGAAATCGACAGGAGCAATTCTTGTAATAATTTTTTCATGGTTTAATTCTATTGCATTAGGTATTTTAGTTGATGATCTAAGTATTTTACAATCTATAAATACATCACAACAGTTATCAGATTGTCTATTAACTAATGACATAGGTACACAACCTAAATCTTGTATAATATTATCATCAATACTTCTGTTCTTATTATGTTCTTTTCTTATCCAATTAGCTCTCTCTTGATTAATTAAATCTTTAATTAAACGTTTATCTAATGAAGTATCATCAGATGAAATCTGAAGGTCTTCATATATCTGATAAATCATTTGGTTTAGAGTTATCATAATTATCTATTTAATTGGTATGAAAAACCTACTACTACTGTCCTAGATAGTGGTAGATAGTTCAGCTGGTAAAGATAACCTTTTTTGTGATAAAAAGATATACCCATACCTGCATCAAAACCATATGCTGTTGGACTAGCTAATATTAAACCACCCATTGCTAATACATTCTTATTAACCTTAACTATATTAGTTACAGTATTAGTTATTGTATCTACTTGAGTAATGGTTCTATATATTTCTTTAGGTACCTTAAGTTTGTATTTAAAATCAGAGCTTACTAATACACCATCTACTTTACTAATAAATATAGCATCTAAACTACTGTCACTATGCTCTTGAGTATATACACTTAATACAGTATCTTGAGGATCAGGAGTTGGTTTAGGTACTTTTAAAGTAACATACTTTGTAATAGTATCCACTTTAACCTTAGTAATAGTATCTCTGTGAGTTTTAATAACTGTTTTAGTTACTTCCCAAGGTTCTTTAGGACATGCATTGTGACATTGTTGTAATAAGAATAACATAACTAATAATACAATTATTGTTATTCTTTCAATAGTAAACCAAGATTTATTTTTACTCATAGTTTCCAGGGTTTGTATAAAGTTTTTTTACCAGATTTATATGCTCTTAATACTTGCATTCTATTGTTATCATTAGAATATGATATGTGAATCCATGAAGGATTCTCATCAGAACCAAATTCTAATATACATTGATCAAATTTAAAATCAGGATCTGCACATAAATCTTTTATTACAGATACTAAAGAACCATTAAATTCTTTACCATCTTTAATAAAGTTAATATCTGCTGCCTGACCATAACAGTGCTGTGAAGTTTGTACAGGTTTACCATTAATAATAGTATATGCACCACCTATTTTAGCATTAAGTCTAGGACATCTATAACCTGAAGTTACAGTAATACTAGCTTTTAATGCATCTCTAATAGGTTGTAGTACTTTTGTACACAACAAAGTTAAATTGTTTATTACCTCATCAGGAGGATTGAATTGCTCATCAAATCCCCATCTACTTGCTGTCTGAGATTTTAACATCTCATCTAAGCTAAAGTTTCTACTAAGTTTCATTTTCTGTCTGTTTTTCTATTTTTGTTTTTATTTTAGTCAAACCCATCCCTCCTAGTATAACAGATGTCATTGTTATTAATACTATTTCTACTAATTCTGAATTAGGTATTTGATTTTTTTTATAAAGTATAATTCCTGTTGTAATAAAGAATCCTATTACAAATGCAAATACAGTTAATCTTTTATGATCTATCTTACCATTGTTTCCTTTAAAAGATTCAATGAAAGAGTTCTTAACTATTTTTGACATATTTCTCAAGTTCTGCTTTAAGTTGTTGAATTTCATTTGCTTGTCTTATATTTTCTTGTTCTAATTCTGCTATTCTTTTAACTAATTTTTCTTCTAATAGATATGCTTCATGTTCTCTTTGTTCAAGAATAGTAATCTTTTTTTCAAGTCTATCTATTTCACTATATAGTTTATCTTGAATTTCAGCAAGCATATCTACTGTATCTTTCTTTTTACTAAATAATCTAGGTACAATTGTAGTTACTACAGCTGAACCTAGTGCAATTAAAGCTAAAAGAATTGGTTGATTCATAAGTTAGGTTATTTAAAAAGTGTTACTCTACCAAATTTGGTGTATTGTTTATTGTTTACATCTTTATAACTAAGTTTATAGGTATAGACATCATCTTGGCAAATTTCACCTTTGTATGTACCATCCCATCTATTGTTTAAATCATTACTTACAAAAAGTAATTCTCCCCATCTATTCCAGATAGTAAGTTTAAAATCTTTAATGTTAATTCCATAAGCACCAAATGTATCATTAACTCTATCATCATTAGGTGTAAATGAATTAGGTATCCATAAAAAACTTTCCTTACATTCAATGATTTGTAATACTAATAAGTCTTTAGTATAACAATAACCATTGCTAAAAGTAGCAGTAATTACATATGTACCCAAGTCACTGATAGTTATTGTCATAACATCATCATTAACTTGATAAGGTATTAAAGGGGAAACACTCCAGTTTATAGATTGTGCTGAAGTGTTTGCTCTTATTTCCTTCTGAATATATGAATCACATAATTCATATGTTGTTTGTGCCATGAGATTCATACTTATCAATAATGTAAGTAGTGTATATTTCATTAGTCAGTATATATTATTCCAGTAGGTAAAGGTTCTACAGTTGCAGTACCTGCTCCAGTAATAGAACAGCCATTTGCAGTCTGAGAAACAACAGTTATATTATAAGTTCCAGGAGCTAATCCTGCAGGGTTAAAAGTATTTCCTGATACTCCAGGTCCATTAAATATAGGATTAGTACCAAGATTTTGTCCTGTAATAGTTACATTACCACCATCTTGACATAATACTATAGGGTCTATTGTAGCAATAACATTAGGTTGTACAGTTATATTAGCTACTGTTACAAATTGACAACCTGCTGCATTAGTTTCTGTCATAGTCATAGTGTATACTCCAGGTGTTAACCAAGTAACTTGTATTTGTTGTCCAACAACAGTAAATGCTTGTGGAGGTAAAATGTTAAATGTATATGTTGAAGTAGGGTTAATTACTTGATCTCCATAGAAATGTACTGCATTAGGACATACTACTTGTCCATCAGCAATATTAGGTGTTGGTACCTGTCCAAATACTGTTATAGTTAACAATATAAAAAATAATGACAAAAACAAATTTTTCATAACAAATCTTTTAACAAATATACTTAATATACAGATTACCATTTATACCTAATAGTTTACATTATATTTGTTAAATAAATCCTTAAAATAAGATACATTATCTACATAGATATAATACTTATTTTCAGTAACTATATTGTATATTTTTAATCTATATACTAAATGAGATTTTAACCAATCAGACTCTTTTTCTGACAAGTTATACATTGCTAATATTTCACAAGAAAGTCTACTATGACTCTTGATAGTTAATGAATCAGAGTTAGAGTAAAATGTTAAATCAGTCTCATCAGAACAATAAGAATCCAAAGGAGGACCTTTTCTAAGTTCTATCCCATGAGGTAATTTATCTTTATAATACAGTTTAATAGTCCTTATGTACCAATACTTAGGACCTAGATCTTCATTCTCAATAATAGGTACAATTCTTACATCACCTTTTGTAAAAGGTTCTGGAGAACTTCCTACTGAAAACAGTAATATTGCAAAAAATGATATTAAAAATTTGTATTTCATAAGATAAATATTACATCGTATATCTTATGAAACACCTTATTTCACTGCAAATATAAGCAAAAATTATACTACTTATTGTACCTAGTTTGTGTATATAGCAGCAGTAGGATCTGGTACAACTACAATGGGTAACTGAACTGTTCTAACACATCCATTAAATGATACTAAATTTAATTGATAATTTGTACTTACAGATGGTGTAACATTAATACTTTGTGTAGTTTGATTAGTAGGTAACCATTGATAAGATTGATAACCATTAGGTGCAGTTAATGTTATAGTTTCTCCTACACATATAGTATCAGGATATGCATCTAAAAATGATTGTGAACATGCAGCATCTATATAAGCATAACCATAGTGTGCACTTTGAGTACAATCTCCTGTAGTAAATTCTGCTGTAACTGCTTGTCCTATATAGTTATCTAGGTCTACATTTACTGTACTCCAAGGTTTATATCTAACTCCTGTACAGTTTGGTGAGTTAAAAAATCCAGGTAAATTACCAGCAGCAGATACTACAAATTCTGAACATGGAATAACATTACCATTCTGATCTCTTAATAATGCTCTAAAAAAAGGTTGTTCATTAGATGTATGACCAGGATCTTCAAACACTACAGCATATCTATATGTAAAACTATTATTAGTATTAGTTACCATAAATGTTTGTGTTAATTGTTCTGCTTGAGAATTAACATTAGCATCTCCTAATCTAACAGAAAATGGTCCACCTAATGGATCTACTCTTGGAAATCCTGCACAAGGATCATTACCACCTGTCATTATAGTATGTCTTCCATTAACTATACCTAATGCTGTTGCATCATAATTAGGTGTTGGTGCACCAATGTATGCTCTTGTAGATAAACCTGTTGTACCAAACCATCCTGTAAAATTGTTATTACTAAATCCAATATTAGTACAAGCAGGTTGAACTGGTACAGGAGTAAATTGAATATTTAAATCAAATTGATAACAGTTTGAAAATATATTTCCCCAAACATAAGTATCTACTAAAACAAAGTAAGTTTGACCTCCTTGTACATATTCAACTATAGATGCATTACTAGTTGCTGGATTATATATTGAAAATCCCATACATGCTCCTGCAGTTCCAGGACATGCACTTGATAATACAAGTGTTGGATATGTATTTGTAGCTGGTTGTACATCATTAAGAACAATATTTATATAACCATCTTGAGGTGGAACAAAACTATATAACCAATCTTGTCCACCATAATAATTACCTGTGGTTGTAAATATACATGGATTACTTCCTGTATAATCATTTAAATCACCACAAGTAGTTTGATTATTAGTAAAGAATGGTAAAGTTACAGGATTAGCTGCAGCACCTGTACAAGTATTAGAACCTTGTGAATATACTTTAGTATATATAAATAGTATAATTAAAATATACCTAATCATATATACAAATATACTAACTAAAGTATAAACTTGCTTCTTCTTCTCTTCTTCTAACTAGACCTTTAAGAGTTTTACCACCTGCTTTTACCCACTTCATAAACTCAGTTCTTATAGTAGGATCATTTGGATTAGCATTTACTTTCTTTAATAATGTACTAGCTTTAAGATTAGCTGGACCAAGATTAAAACAAAAAGATACTAATGCATCAAATTGATTTTGATTTAAAGCATCTGTACAATAACTATCTACATATTGCTCAAATTTTTCTAAATGTTTCTTTAGAATAACCTCAGCAACAGCTTCATTTATTGGATCATCAGTTAATTTAACTTTAGTGCCATCAGGATAGAATGTTGCACCAAAACCAATTGTAGCTACATTAGCAGGACAGAGGTATGGTTTAGAACTAAATCCTTCATACTTTTTAATAAGGTCTACACCTTTTTTACTTGTTTTAGTTATTTTAGTCATAGTTAATTAATTTACAAAGGTATATCCAACAGTTGCAGCAGTTGAAGGTACAGGAGCTATACCCGTTCCCCAATTGAAGGTAGTTGTAATGGTTCCATTAAAAGTATAAATAGTCTGCTTTATTGGACTACCAACACCATTGTTACCTGATGAGTCTATGTTTGTTGGATTAACTAATTCAACTTGCTGTTGAGCTGTATTTTCTAAATTAAATATTGCTTTAGTTGGTGCTGTTGATGCAAGTAATGATATAGAACCAAAAGGTCCACCTCCAAGCATAAGTAAATCATTCAATATGCTATATGTAACTGCTGATTTTAATACAATAATTCTTAATGCACTTGATGTATTAATTGCTTGAAGTCTATCTACTGTAAATCCAAATGTTGTTGGAGATGTAAATGTTGTATTTGACGCAAGTGATAATCTAAGTAATGCACAGTTTAGTGTTGAACTTAAATTTAGTGTTCCTGTATTTATTTCTAAATAAGAAAACTTAAAAGAAGGAACTGCACATGAATAGTTAAGTTGTGAAGTAACAGCATTTCCACTTATAAATATTACAGATGTACTGCTTTGAGTAACTGTACCAGATGTATGAGTCCAAGAATATATTGATCCTGCTGGAATAAACAATCTAAATGGATATAATGGATTAGCAGGATTAAATACTACACTACCACCACCTGTTTTATTTATTATTAAACTCTTAACTTGAATAGTTGTAGTATTTGTCCAAGTTGTTACTGTACTTGTTGTTGTACCACTAAATTCTAATATATCTATTGTGCAGTTTGATGTATTTGAATGATTCCAATTTCCTTCCAATAATAATCTTGAACCACCTGTTGATGTGATAACCATTGGACCATCAATTCTTATAAATGATTTAATAACAGTATCTGTTGCTAACGACAATGTTCCTTGCACATAAGCTATGAAGTCTGAATTATTTGAAGCATTAAATCCTGATAAAGTTAATGTTCCTACATTACTAAATGTATGTGTAGAAACAGCCGTAAATTGACCTCCAGATTCTACTGTAAAGAAATGATTTCCAGTTCCAATATTTCCACTACTACCAGATGTATATGTGCTTCCAGACACAAATGAAACTCTTAAATTAGTAGCAACCCCACCTGATGCAATAAATGTTTTTGAAGTACCATATCCCTTAATCGTAACATGGTCAGTAGCATTGGTAAGCATAGCTCTAATATCAATATTGCCTCCAATCCTTAAATCAATTGTAGTTCCTGTAGCAGCTTTATAATTATGTGTAGCTGTGTTAGTTATTAAATTACCTTGAAAATCTGCATTTCCAGCAAAGGTTAATGTATTACCTCCACTCATACCTCCAGTACTTAAATTTACAGGTAATATTTTACCATTAGCTGTAAAGGTGGAGTTAATATTTCTTGGTGAAAAATTATAAGATGTAACTGTAGCATTTGTAGTATAGGTAGTACCTGTGCCTAATGTTGTATTACCAGAAGTTAAATTTGCACCAAATCTAAACGTTCCTGTATAGCCTGTAAAATCTATTGTTCCTACAACTGCTGCTGCAGTAAGAGTTACAGTTCCAGTACCAGAATTTCCATCAAAGAATACATCATCAGATACTATTGGAACAGAAGCGCCTCCTGCACCACCAGATGTAGCAGACCAGTTTGCAGTATTTGCTGCATCCCAATTACCAGTACCTCCTACCCAATATCTTAAAGCCATTACTCAATAACTATTTCTTGATTCAATGGTAATGATGCAACTATGTTAGGAAGGTTGGCAATAGCCTCTCTTCTCCATTGTTCACTTTTGCCATGATTTACAATGCTTTCAGTTATTTGTTGTTCATTCAATGGAACAGGAATAGGAATCTCTGCTGTATAAATATATCCATCAAAGTTATATTCAACATTTGCAAATAAAACACCATCAGGTGTTGTGCGTGTAGATATAATTTTATATGTCATGTCTTTGTTATTTGTATTGTTAAGTTAGCCCAAGTAATAGTAGTAATAGCAGATATAGTAAACCCTATGTAATCTCCTGCTGTTACAGTTGCTTGTGAGCCTACATATGTTGGACTCAAGTTTTGATTTCTAATTGCAGATGATAATGCTGGTTGAACTGTATAAACATTATCTGTAGGCGTTGTCGGTGGGTAGTTAGCATAAGTGTCTTTAAATACAGTTATAGTGCAACTACCTGATACATCTGCTACTAATGTCCAACTTGTTAGTGTTCCGTTATAAGGAACTTGAACATATGCAGTTTTAGTTTGTATAACCTGTCCTCCTCCATCAAATGTAACACCGCAAGAGCCTGTTTTAATACTTGTATTTAATAATGTATTTACACTTGTTGTCTTCCATTGACCAGGAGAAACAGTGCTGTCATAATACAGAGTATCATTAAGACTTGGTGATTGTGCTTGTACATTGTGCAGTTCATCAAGCTCATAGCCATTCTGAATATTTACATACATTCTACCTGCTGAACCATTACTCGCTGTAGTAACTATTCCAACATAAACTAAGTGATTTGGAGCATATGGTTTTACTTTTGTAATAGACCCTGCTGTTGCCCCTAAGTATACAGGATCACCATCAGACCAAGTTGCTGTTGGAAGTATATTTAACCCATCCAACAATCCTTGCATCATTATAAGCCCTTTTTGATTTGCAGCTATTGATGTAGATAATACAACACCTACTGTTCTTGCTGATGTAGCATCAGATGTATTATTGGCTAACTTGACAGTCATTCTATCTCCTTGGCCACCAAAAGCATAAACAACTTGACCTTTTGTTATGGTTACAGAATCATCATTAGTAACATAACCAAGAAGCGTATTAGGAGCTGTACCAATAGTCTGAAATCCATTTAACGTAGAATTATAAACACAAAGCATTTCTGCTCCTGATATTATATCTCCACCTATTAATGCACCATCATTGTTTCTGTAAAGTGTTTTTGCTCCTAATGAGTTTATGTTTAAAGTACATCCTGTAGTATTCCCATTAGTAAACCTAATAAGATATGCATCTCCATCATTATAAGATGTAACACCGCTTATAGTTGTAGTATATGTGTCAGTACCTGATGCAGTTCCTTTAGGTATTCCACCAGTTACTGTAGAACTTATAGTAAAACTTGGATAAGTACCACTTACAGATATACCAGTACCTGCTGTAAGAGTTACAGTTTGATCAGGAGCAGTATTAGTTATTGTAATATTAGGTGTAGTTGTAGGATTAGTAACTGATGCAGATATACCTGTACCTGCAGTAACACCAACAGAAGTTACAGTTCCTGAACCTCCACCACCAGTTGCATCAAAAGTAATATTACCTAAACCATCATCAGTTATAGTCATATTAGTACCTGCAACAAGATTTAATAGTGTTTGATCACCATTAGGTGTACCATTAGTTTCTAATGCTAATCCTGAAGAAGATATAGTTTGTAAAGTAACTCCTGTTATTCTACCCCATTGATCTATTTGTAAAACAGGAACTTGAGTACTGCTACCATAAGTTCCTGCTATAACACCTGTTAAAGTTAGGTTTGCTGATAAGTTTAAATTATTTAAAGTAAAATCAATATTAGCACTATCTGTTACAAAGAAAGGAGTAGCATTAACCTGCTGTGTAGGAGGTTGAATACTAAAGTCTTTTCTTTTGTTTCCAAAAAATGGCATATTATCTTACTATTTTATCTATATGCTTAATAATACTAATTATATCATTGTTAGATAAACATTCTTGTTCTACAACTACAGGTTCACAAGGATTATCTGTTACAAATGTACCAATATCACCTGATTGAAATTCACCTTCATATGGAGTTAATACAGGATCTACACCACCACTAAATGTTGTAGTTACATCTACATAATCTGCATATTGACCACCTATAGATTGTGAAGATACATATTCATAAGAATATCTAAATACGTGAGTATTAAAATAATCAAAACTAGTAGGTGGTGATTGTATAGTACAAACAGAACTTGATGGATTAAGTAAATTAATTTGAAAGTTATTTGGAAATGAATTTGTATTATTAAATATATTAACTAACAATTGTCTACTTAAATAGTTTTGAGGAGTTGAATCAGTATATAAGTTTGAAATTAAGGGAGGTGGTAAAGGATTTAAACCTGAAGTTAAAACTTCTACTTTAAGTTTTCCTACAGTAGGATCTATACCACCTGAATAAACACCATTAAATACATAATCTCCAAAATTATAATTATATGATAAAAATTGAGAATTATATGCCCAATTACCTGTTCCATATTGTGGAGAAGTTGTTGGTTGTAATGGTGATCTAAATCTAACTTTTGAGGTAGTTATTTGATTTACTCCACCTGTAAATGGTATTTGTTTAATTAACGTAGGTGGAAAACTTTGTCCTCCTGCAAAAATAGCACCAGTAATAGGAGAATCAGCCCAATTAGCAGTTGTTAGATATGTAGTACTATTTATTACAACACTACCTGCATTATATGGTGGAGTATTAATTGTAGTTATTCTAATAGGAACACCGTTAAACGATCCTCCTGTAAATGGAGGAGCAGTTACTGTTACTACACTACCAACTTTTGTTGCAGTTAATCCTGTTCCAGAATTATTAATATTAAGAGCAACAATTGTTGCAAGTATTGAAGGTGTTATAGCACTGTTTATTTGAACATCAGCTATAGTTCCTAAACCTGATATAGATAATTGAAAATGAGTAAATGTTGCCACATTTCCAAATGTTAATATATTTGTTGCAGAAACATATGTATGCTTTTGTATTTTAAATAATTTATTATTATAAGCAACTTCTTGACCTGTAGGAGAAACTAATGTAATTGTTGTTGGATTTATAGTAGGTGAAGAACTTATTGATGATAATCCTAAAGGATTAAGTGATGCAATATCATTTTTAAGATTTAATATCATTTGATTATAAGAAGGTAAAACTCCACTAGCAGGTGCTTGATATTTTCCTATATATGTATTATCTATATATGCTCTTATTTCTTCACCATTAGAAATAGTTGCAGTAGTTAATTCAGTAATAAAATTATTAGATGAAATTGATGGTTGTGGTGGAATAATTGCACCAGGTCCTATATATTGTGCAGTATAATTAAAAGGGTTATTGGCATTAAAATCTGGTACAAGACCATTTTGTATTTCTGAACCATTTGGATAATTATAACTATCTAAAGGTTTTAAAAATATAGTACCAACTGCACTATCACTTATTTCAAACTGTTTTGAATTAGCATCAATACCTCCAGTCATAACTGCAGAAGGACTAAACCAATCTGAATAATCATTACTTTGATAACCTATATATAATTGAAAAGTATAATTATTATATGTACTACAAACTAATGATTCTGGTAATGTAAATGGTGAAGGATATACTATTAACATTTGATTATTTGAAACAGATACATTAAATCCAAAAGGTGGATTAACATTTATAGGATTAGAATTAATATCAGCTGCTATATCAGCAAATGATGAATAATTTGTATAAACTCCATTAGTTATACTTAATGGAGGATTTACATTATCTGTTATAAATAATGTATAAAAACAAGTTGTATCATCAATACCACCTGAATATGTATCACTTGTAGAATAAGTAGGTCCTGTTGTAGAGTAAGTTAATGTAGTTCCATTAAATGCAGATCCTGTTGTTGAAGGTGCTTCTATTCTTATTAATGTATTAGTAATTGGTGCAAGTATAATTGAAGCTGAATAACCAAAAGCGTTGGTATTATTAAAATCAGTAACAAAATCTTGCACAGAATTAAATGGTGGAGATGTTATATTATATATAACACCATTTGTTGTATCAGTTACAGTTACATCTACTGGTTTTGGTAATACACCTCCTGAAAATATACCAACTTCATTAATATAAGGAGGTGTTGCTCCAGTGTAAATTATAGTAATATGATTTCCATTATAATCTTGAGTGTTTAAAGGACTTTCTATTTCAAATAAAGAATATCCAACATTAGTTGATGGTCCTACATAAGTCATTACAAAACCATTACCGTTGTTATTATTAAAATCAGTAACTAATGCTGCAGGATTAGCATATGGTCCTACATGAGTAAACATTGTAACAGCATTAACTGGTACACAATTTAAACAACTATACCAAAAAGATTTATTTGATGGATTTAATGTACCAAACATTGCTTCATCTTCTACTTCAATAGTCATAGAAGCTTTTACATGATTAGTACTAAAACTATTACTTGGAATTAATATATCTACATGAGCAGGTGTATTACTTGTAATAAATGGTTGTGGTGGTCCAGAAGTTATTAAAGCTTGTGCTTGTTTACCACCTATAAATGTATTAGCTATATCAACATCTACACTAGCTCTTGTACCTGTAGGTACAAAATTCTGAGGAATGAATGTTGTATTAATTGTAGAATCAACTCCACCTTCATACTGATTAAATTCAACTACATATCCACTATAATTAGTTCCATCAAAAGGAGTTATCATTGTAAACTGAGTACCATCATAAAACAATATCCAATCTGTAGGACCATTAGTATTCCAATGATTAACTATAGCTTCAGGATCATCTATAATAGCTACAGGTATTGTTAATGTATGTAACATTGTTGAAGCAGGAGGAGGTGTGTATACTGTAATATTACCATCCCAAGTACCATAAAAATTATCTATTGTTACAGGAATACCTGTTACTTCTTCAACAAGTGCTTCTTCAATAGGTGATATAGTACCAGGTGTAAAACTACAATCTGATGTAAAATTAACATCATCTAATGTTAAAACATAAGGTAATGTTGTACTTGGATCTATAAGTGTTGAAAATTTAATTACAATCTTTTTATTATTACTATCATAATAATAAGTAAAAGGATAATTAATACTATTAAAATACATACCACCAGTATCATCACAATTAAACTGAATTTTAGCTTCAGTTAATTCTGATAAATCATTTAACAATACAGTATATTCTCCTTCAACACAACAACTACAAGTAATTGTAGAACCTACTATATCAAAGTTTTTTAGTATTTCTACATACTTTCTAAGTAATCTTGCTTGTTTTAAAAGACATTCATTGTTTATACCTATTGCTAAACCTCCGTAATACTTAATTGTTTTTAAAGCTAAATTATAATAAGCTTTAATAATAGCAGTCTGTATTTTTAATGGTGTTAGTATCATATTGTATATTGAATCATTAAATTATATGTAAAAGTATCTGAATTTATTGCAGCTGTTTCAAAATATACATAAGCACCAAATCCTCCAGGTTGACTTTCTGCAGACATTTTTATTGGTGTTTGAGTACCACTATAATTTAACAAACCACCAACTCCACATAATTGTAAATTATCATTAAATAATGAAGGAGGAGGTATTGGTAAACTTAAATTATAACTTAAAGAACTAATTCCTGAAAAAATAATTTGAATTCTACAAGTACATGTAACAACGTTACCAACTACACTGTATCTACCTGTATTAGGTATAAATGTTGCACCACTAGGTCCTGTAATAGTACCTGTCCATGAACCAGATAATCCACCAATTAAATCCCATACTGCAGCATTTAATGTATTATCTGAACATATATAAAAGTTACTTGTAGTTTCATCAAACCAAGTAGAACCTACTACATATCCTTCAGATACATCATTAGTTGTTGTTGGTGCAGCTTGTTGTACATTAATTGTACTTATTCCTGAAGGACCAGGGGGCCCTTGTGGTCCTGGAGGACCTATTGGTAATTCTGAATTATAACATGCCATAGTTTTATATATTAAGTGTTATTGAATAAGTGTATACAATTAAATCTCCATCTCCTGCAAGAGGATCACCTGTTCTTGTAGAAAGTTGAAGAGAATAATTAGGAGTAATTCTAACATGAGGAGTACCTACAGATGCAGGTGGAAGAAAATCAATACCTGTTACAGTAAATCCTAAACAGTTTTTTGATGCAACTAATTCTGTTGCAGCAGGTCCAGTATATTCAATATCAATTGTAGTATTTGTAGTATATGCTGTTGAACCATACTTATATCTTAATACAAACATTATAGGAACTTCAACTTCTGTTAATGAACCTGATGCAGGAAGTAATGTAATTGGAGTTGTATTAGAAGTTAATAATTGTCCTGAAGTAATGTAAGTTTCAGTAAAATTTATTCCTTTAAAATTAACTCCAAAATTATTTAATGATAAATATGATGCTACAAACTCCTTTATAGAATTATCATATGTAACAACTTTACCATCATCACCAGATCCTAAACCTGTAGTATCTAATTTTTCTAATGGTACATTTTTATTAATATAAGTTGATACATATGATGATGTAGTAGCATTATATTCAGCGTATACTTCTACTCCACCATTTAAACAATCATAAGCTGATATACTATGTCCAAATACAGTAAATGTATTTGAGCCTATTGTAATACCACCTGATATAACTACTCTTATTGATGAACCATCAGTAACACTTAATGGTGGTGTACCTGTTGTTGTTGAACCACTAACTGTATAATTAGATGATAAAGTAACAGGTGGACTTGCAGTTAATACATATGTTCTTTTATCTTCACCTGGACTTATTACAAGTGTACCACCAATTGAAGGTACATTAACTGTAGTTACTCCAAAAACTTCTTGTGGTCTTTCACTAAAATCAGGAAAATATTGTAATGTATATCCTGAACCATCATACATTAATTCAAATGTTCCAGGTTGATTTATTTGATCTTGAGGTAATTGTATACCACCAATAGTTACTGTAAATCCATTTAATAATACATTAGCTTGCCATCTAATTGTTGTTTTTACAAAAGGAAATAATGGTACTATTGGTACTATAGAAAATGATGATGTTAAAGCTATTGTTGTAGAACTATTTACTAAAATAAAACTACCAGTTCCAACATTTAAAGTTCCTCCTGATGTTGTTATATTATATAATATATATTTTTCCATTTGATTTAATTTTTTAATTTTTCAATATAAAACATTTTACCTTGAGTAAAAACATTTGCTGCAGGAGAATTTTGAGTCAAAAATACTTTTAATTTTATAGTAACTGTTGTTGTAAAATCAATTGTTATAGTATTTGTAGGTTCATAAACAACTGTAGTTGGTACATTTGAACCATTACCAATACATTTTACTATATAATTTGCAGATGTACTTGTTAATCTAATAATATCTAATTGTAAATTAGCATATGACCTAGAATTAGCAGTTTCATCAATTTCTATAATTGGTTGTTGTAAATAAACTCCTTGTGTATTAGCAACATCAACTCCATTTATTTCAAATATAAATTTAGCTGTTGAAGAAACTCCAAGTCCAGCAAGTGATGTATTATTTGTTTGATAAGCTAAAACACTTGATGTAACTTTACCAATATCTAAATTATTTTCACATAAATCAGAACCATTTATTGTAGCAGTATACAAAGTTACCCAAAATCCAGTAGTAGTTGTAGGTGCAGAGTTTCCAGTAGAATAAACTAAAAAAGTACCATTTAAACCTGCAGGTCCTGTTAAATTTCCAATAAAAACCCAAGCACCTGATTGTTGTTCATAATAATCACCATTAGAAGTATTTATATAATAATCACCATCATTATATAATGTAGTTGGTGCAACTGCACCATTATACCATACAGAACCAGGATCTCCTTGTGGTATAATAAAATCAAATATTGCAGCATTTTGAGTACCTGAATTAGTTACTGCTGCAGGTGAACCAGTATTTACACTTCCTACTGATATAGTAGCAGCATTTCCATCATCTCCTTTTGGTCCTGGAATTCCTTGAGGTCCTCTTGGTATTGTTGCTGAGTTGCAATTACAATTGCCTGAACATGAACACATATTTATTTATATATATTTATTTTTGTTTTATAGTACTAAATATTGAATATTAGCAACAAAGTCTGTAACACCAGTACTAACTCCATCGCCTGTTACGTCAATATAACATTTGTTATTACTTGTATCAGCAGAAATTATATATTGACCAAGCCTTGTAACTTCATTTGTCATTATTGAAGCAACGCCATATAAATCCCTTGCGTTTGCAAAGGTCGATGCAACAGGCAAATCAACATTAAATGTGCCATTGCTGCCAGCCGTATCAAGTCCAATACTTAAATAAATGCTCATAGTAACAACATTATCAACACGGCTATAAATTCCACGCAATACAGTAACAGTACAAGCTACCTCGTTTGATATTACAGGAGTAAAGCTACCACTAGAATAAATAACTGTTGAGTTAACAATTGGATTTAAAGGATCAGTATTATCAACTGATATATCAGTACCTGCTTGTACAGATGCAATACCTGATCCAGGAGGTGTATTTTGTAATGCAGTAACTACATCTACAATTGCATTAATATGCCCAAATCTTGCAGGAGTAGCTTGTTCATTATTTTTTACAAAAGGATCAATACCAGTATTTGTATTTCTAAATTTTTCCATAATATTTAATTACAACCACAACCACAATTATCTGTAGTTTGATTACATAGTCTTTGAAGTTTTGTTAATAGTTTAGTAAATTCTGAAGTTCCTTTAGATTCTGCTACAGCTTTTAATGCTTGCAATATACCATCAGCAATTAAAAAATCATCATAAGCTTGAGAATCACAATCATTACATAATAATTCTTGAGCTACTTTAGTTGCAAGTTTAGATACACAACATGCTACATTACAATAAACCATAAATTGTGTTTCAGTTTGATAAACATTATCATTATTATCTGTAATACTGTAAACTATATTATAATATCCATCTTGAAGAGCATAAGCACCTGCTGAAGTAAGAGGTAAATACTCATATAAATCAAAAGATGGAAAAACTGCAGATTGTATATTTCCCAATACAGAAGTAGTAACTACAGGTTGATCATTAAATGATATAGATATAGTTGCATCAGTTACATATGGTGAACCTGCATTAGTTCTCCATAATGTACTATTGTCATTCCAACCATAAGGATTTGTAGTAGAGTTATAAAAACTAGTAGTATCTGTAATGACAATTTTAGTACAATCTACAAGACATGCTGATATTGTTGGTATAAATGCCATTTGTATATAAAATTTTATTTAAACAAAAATAGTGAAAAACCAAGTTCTAAAACTAGGTCCTTCACTATCTCTGTTTAGTTTGTTAGTTGGATTAACCGCAACAAGTACCTGAAACTGCTTTAAATCCTGTACCAGCTACCCAAGTATCAAGAACATCTAAAAGTTCTTGACCTTGATTTGCACAAGAATCTTCAATGTAGAAAATTGCAGAACCCTTGTTTTCACCAGCACCAATGAGTGAAGGAAGCTTGTTTAACCATCCTAATATAGCTACATCATATGTACCATTAGGATCAGCATCTTGCTCACGGAACAATGGTGGAACTTGGTCTACAAATACTTGACCTTCATCACCCCAAGAAATGTATTCATCATTAGCAGCTTGCTCATAAACACCTACACCATCAAATGCAGCAGTAGTAGATACAGGAGTTGTTACAGTAGTACTTACAAATGCATCATTGATAAATGGATTAAATCTTACTTTGTCATATTGTCTCCAACGATTAACATCATATTTTTGTTTAATACCAGTAATTTTGATACCAAAATTAGCAGCATTTGCAGTAACAGCAGCAATACGAATATTAGCAGCAGCAGCTACAATAGTAGTTGTTTCACCATTGTAAGGAATGTCAAGAGTTAAATTACCATTAACATCTTTACTAGCTACTTTATAAACACCAGTTCCAAGTGCAGCATCAATTGCTACATAATCTCCAGCAACAATGTTTGTTGAAGCAGTAGCAGCAGAAGCAGTTACAATTTTAGAATATTTAGTAAAAGTAAGAGTTACAAGAGCAGTAGCTGTAGCTGCAGTTCTTGCACCAGAGTTAGTTACTTCTGAAAATACTCTCCAATCAGTAGTTCTATTTGGTTTAAAGTTTTGTACTAAAGAAGCTACAAGACCATTAGCTACTTCAGCTTGAGTAGCAGCTCCATCTGATTTATAAGTACCATACTTGTAGTTAGCAGGACGCTTACCATAAGCAAATGAGTTAGGTACATGCTCAAGTTTAATTTCATAGAAAGTATTATTGTTAGTAGCAATTGAACCTGTAGTACCATTATAACCAATAAAAGATGTTTGTTCAGTAGCAGCTTGGTAACAAGCAGCAGAATATGCAATTACATCAGCAAGGTTTAATCTTACTTGTTGAAGTGGAAGATTAGCACCACGATCTTTTACAATCTTAATTGTAGAGTAATCATTAACATTACCAGTACCAAGTACATTGTTACTAACATCTGTTACTACTACAGTTCCAGTAGCAGCTGCACCAGGAGTAATTTTTGTAACTGTGGTCACTGCCAAATCAGGTACAATAAATACACTCTTGATATTATTTTTTGAATCTAAAGCCATTTTTTTAAAATGTTAAATTGTTGTTAATTTTTGTTTTACAAATATATTATTTTTTTTTTATTCCAAAACATCTGCTGTGAGTTGGTTAATTGGTATTTGTTCTCTTACTGCAGCAGACAGTAATTTTACAGCAATATCACAAATTCCTTGGTGAGTTAGAGGATCTAATTCACAACTAACTTGTGATGATGGTGTATTTAAGTTTACTACTATATCACTTGGGTATTTTAAATATCTCAAATAATATTGAGTTACATTAAATACTCCATCAGTAATAATTCCATGTATTTTTCTCTCAACATTGTTGACAGTTTTTTTACCATGTTCTAGTCTCCACACAATACCTTCATCACCATTACAATATGGTTTTTTATAAGGATTAGCATAACCTAAATTATACTCATCATGTGTAATTGGAACAATCATTATTCTGTCATACATATTAGTAGTTCCACACATAGGAATATTTGTAGTACAAGATTCATATATAGGAAGCATAAAATCAGTAGGCAATGCCCAGAGAGTTTCTCCAGGCAATGCACCTACTTGATTGACACCATTAGTTGTGGGAGGAGTAGTAGACTCTTGAGAGTCCTTTACTAAAGCTGATAAACCTTGGATTCTTATTTCAGTTTCTTCAAACCCTTCCATATTTCTGTTACTCTTAGGGTTCAACCTTTGAAGAATATAGTACCATTGTGCTTTAGTTAAAAGTATACTAGCTTCAGGATCAACAAACCCAGGTGCACTCTGTGAATAAAGTGCATCATAAGTCACTAGTATATTTTCCCACATTTGGTTAGCTGTCATATCCTGATTGCTCTTTTAGTCTTTCTACAATAGCAAAGTTTTCAGGATCTTCTAGCCATTTAATAGCTTGTAATTGAGGACCAATATCTTTACCATCTAAGAATTGATATGTTTTTTCTTTACTAACAACTAGTGCACCTGCTTTAACTGCTCTCATTAAAAGTAGTTTAGAATCTTTATGAGTATCTTGAACTAGTTTAAGGAAGTTTGTAGGTGAATCATTAACAATCTTACCCACATAGGCAAACACATAATCATAGTTTGTAGTGTTAGTAATTCTTGAATCATATAACCACATTACTTCTTTAAGTTGTTCAATATCTGCTTTAATTCTAGCAAACCAAGAGAATGCTTCTAGTTTTGTATTTAGTTCTTGTTTTTCTTGAACTTCAGCTACTTCTTGATCTACAATCATAAATCTGTAAGTACGCTTTTTGTTCTTTTCAGTAGGAGATGGAGCTACAACATTTTTATTAAGCATTAGAACTTTATACTTAATCATATCCATTGGATTAGATAAATCCAATACATTAGCTTCATTCTTTAGTTTCACAGTTCCAAGTTTTTGCCAGAAAGTATCAGGGTAAGTATTACCTTTTTCATCTGTTCTTTTCTTGTTAGTGTCAAGTTCACCTTTATTTAAACCTAACATTCTTTCAAAGAATTCTTGTTCTGTAATTTCTTCATCAGGAAACTGAATAGTTTTTACCTTTTTAATATTGTCAAGTGGTCTAATAATAAGACCATTCCTTTTACTAATGGGAACTGATAAATATGTGATAGCAGTATTAAACTGATAAGCACCATTGGTTTTATCTTTACCATCCTCAGTAATTTGGTATTTATAAGACCAACTATTAGGTCTTACAATAGGTACTACTTTTACTACTTTATCTATTAGAAAGTTTTCCAACTGTTCTGTTTCTACTTGTTCAATTGTCTTTTTAGCCATAATTCTTATTTTTTGCAAAGTTATAAATAATGGGGGAGATATTTCACTCCCCCATTATTTGGTTTATTATACTAGATTATAACGGAAATCTACTACTTTAGTTGGGTCAGTAATCATCATTCCACCCCACATCATTCTGTGGATTTCATATCCATCTGATCTAGATACAGCAAGTGATGGAGAACCTTTTCCTGCAGGAGTGAAAGGATCACGCATACCTGGGATATAACGGAATACTGAAGGTTGACCTTTTACAGATACTCTCTTGATACCTGATTCACCACCAAAATCCATAGCAACAAATCTGCGAGATTCAGTAGTACCACCAAGTGGGTGAACTTCAGGGAATAATACTTTATCATCAAACATTGGACAGTACATTAATTCAAATGTAATACCATTGATTGAGTAGTATTTAGTAAACTGGAATCCTGCAGATAATGACTTAGGAATACCTGTAAGATGTTTAGCACCTTCTTTGAATACAGTAGTATCATTAGAACGTCCAGGACCATTAGCACCGATTAGAAGTTCAGTACCACCTTTAGCAAGTACAGCTGCGTGGAAATCACGAAGACCATATTCACCAGTACACAAAGTAACAACCCTGTTACCCATGTCAATTCTACCAATTGAAAGATCCAAGAATACTTCAGTTAAGAAGTCAAGATCTAGAGTTGAGTAGTAATGAATGTTAGAAGGAGCAATTTGTTCAAACAAACCTGCACCTGATTCCAAAGGATATTTTCCTGAAGCATCTTTGTTCAAGAAAAGATCTTTGTCAGTGAAGTTATGTAGACCATAGAAGTGCATAACTACGTTAGCAACTTCTGCTTGGTACATAGCTACCATATCAAGATAGTTAATCCAAACACGCTCTTGCTTACCATCTACACCTGGGAAAGTGAATTCCAAAGGATAGTTTTTACCTTCGTTAATCATGTTACCTGGAACTTCATATTCAAAACGCTGCATTGTAATGCGGTTTCTCATTCTGAAAGGTGAAGTAAAGTTAGGCTTCTGACCTCTGTTAGAAAGAGTTGAAGGAGCTACGTTGAAAAATTTAGCCCAACGTGAACCAGCTTCAAGTTCTTCTGCAGGTACAGAAAGTGATGGATCTGAAGTAAGAAGTTCTACTTCATATTCAAAGTTAGTACCTTTAGGTTTAACAGAAAGAACTCTTAAAAGGTATTCTGCTTTGTTACCTTTAAGAATGTTATCTGGCTCAAAATACTCTTCACCATATACCATAAAGAAAGAAGCAATACCTGCACCTAGTTCACCTGCATCTGCAGCAGATGTACCATTAGCATCATAAGCTTCTAGCAAAGGAATATTTTTTTCATGTTGACCTTGGAGCATCCACTCATAAAAGTTGTTTTCTTCAACTTCTACAGTAGGGAACTGATTGAGGAAATCAAACATCGCATTCTTCAAGTTAGTTCTGAAGATTTGATGAATGGTGTTAGTTACAAGCTGAGGACGCTTCATATAGAGAGCACCCAAGTTATTTGCAGTCACAAGACCATTGTAGTCTTTGGCTGCGTATTTTTGTAGTTGAAATAATTGCATAATTTATTATTTATTTTTAAGGAAATTCTCAAGATTTGTTAATACATCAACCTCTTTATCATTAAGTGTATTACTTAAGTTAGAGCCTGATTTAAATGCTGCTTTTTTAAGTCTATCTTCAATTGATCTAGAAACTTTAGTTTCCGCTAGACGCATAATTTTAGTCAAGTCAGGTTTTAAGTTTCCTTTTTCATCTGTATTAAATAAACCTAGTTCTGTCAAATAATGCAGTTGCATTCTAAATGCCTCTGGATTTTTTCTTGACAAAGCAGCTACTTTATTTAGTGGTTGTTTATTTTCATCATAAGCTACTGTTTCTGTCATGGACTTATACAGTTGCTCTTTCATTTTATCAGTAAGTGGAACTCCTTTAAAAATTTCAGGAGTTTGATTAATAGTATATTTTAAAGCTTGAAGTCTTTTTTGAGCTTCATGTTGTCTTTGTTGTGCAATATACTGTTCTTCTTGCTTTTTATATTCAATTTGTTTTTGAACTTCTTGATTTAAAATTTGTGCAGCTTCATATCCTTCTTCTGATAACTCATCAAGGTCTTTAGCTCTCTCAACATATTTGTTAATTTTTTCTTGAGAAAAACCTTTAGTTTTAAGAAGTTCTCTATAAAGTTGTTCTGCTTTTTGAGGATTAGAATCTAAATCATCTTTAGTTACTGAAGCATAGTCAATAACTTTACTTCCAATTTCTAGTGAAGAATCTTCATCTAGACCATCCATAAACAGTTGAAACTGCTTACGCATTTTATTTGGCATTTCTGATACAATGTCTTCAAAGATTTTTACACCTCTTTTGAAGTCACGTCTTTCCATTAATGCTTTAAAACTATCAGGAGTACCATCAAATTTAAAATCATCATCCTCTTCAAAATCTTCTTCATCAAATAATCCTTCAGTTTTTAGCTGTTCAGCTAATACTTTGTATAACGGCTCATCATCATTAGAAGTAGTATCTGGTGTTTCACTAGTAGGTGGAGTAAAGTCTTTTGCTGCTTTCTCTGGACTAGTATCAACATCTTCATCTGATGAATCATTAATTAGATTTGATAATTCTGAATCAAAGTCAAAGTCATTTGTTTCTGCTGTTTCTTTTACCAGATTTTTGTCTGAAGAGTTATCTATAACTTCCATACCATCTCCTTCAGGAGTTCCAAAATCTGGACTGTAAAATTTACTTGTTTTCATATTATTCTTACAAAATTATTATTAATAATTGTTTATTAACCAAATAAGCCATCATTTCATTATAGCTTATTTTTTATCATATTTATTCTTATTTTCTTTTGCAACTTTTAATGCAGTTTCAGATTTCATTTTTTCAATCTCTTTCTTAGCTTCTATTTCTTTCTCTTTTAAAGAGATTTTTTCTTTCTCAATTTGAACTTTTCTTTGCTCAAGTTGATCCTTCATTCTAATTTCTTTTTCTTTCTGAATTTGCTGATAAGTTGCTTTTTGTTGTTCTAATGCAAGTTTACTTTGTTCTAATACATCAGGAACCATATTTTGATTAACATCTTGATCTTGAGCATAACTCATAGCTCTAATAGTTTCCAATTGAATCTTGTTTTCTCTATCTAATTGTCTATTAATATCTTCTCTATTAAGTTTCTCCATTTCAAGTTGTAGTTCTTGAGCTTTAAGTTCAGCTGCTTGAGCTGCCATTCTCTCTTGAGATTCTTGTTGCATTTGCTGCATTTGTTGTTGCTCTTGAGTAATCTTATCTTGAGCTTCTTCTAAGTATCTAGCAAGTGCAGATATACTATCTTTCTTGTAAATCTCAATAAGATCTCTAAACTTAATCTGACCAGTCTGCATACCTGCATGTGCAAGTTGATTAAGTGCTTGCATAAGTTCTTGTGTGTTTGGTCCATCATCTATATGAATATCATATTCTGATTCTGAAAACTCATCATAATAACTTACAATTTCAGCACCCATATCATCTAATACAAACTGTGCTTTATGTGGATTTTGTTTCCATACATATTTAGCAACTTCTAATAATCTTTGCATACAATCTCTTTTAAATGAGTTATGTAATGCAAAATACTTTTCAGTCATTGAGTTAGATGCTGTCCATCCCATATTAGATGTACCTACATTAGCATCACCTTTAACATCACCTTGTCTATATTCATTAACACCTGAAATCAAATCAAGTTGTTGTTTAACAAATGATAGTAACTGTACATGCTGATTAATATAGTTACCCATTTCAAGATTAATACCTGTTGCAGCTAACTGATTGTATGTACCTGCTGATTTACCCTGAAGTGGTCCTTTAAGTACCTCATTAGTAGGATCCATAAACATTACATTAGTAGCTTCAGCATACTGTAACCATTTGAGAGGATCCCACTCTGAAGGAATCATGCTGGTATTAATTGCCAACATTGGACCTTTATACTTAGATATAGCTAGGTTTAATCTATGGAAGAATATATCATACAAATAATCCATAGGTTTCATAACATCCATGAATGACATTACTCTTGAATTATTAGTATTACAATATACACCTACATAAGGTGGTTTACTTTCAGACAAGTTACTCATGCTTCTTGACTGATAAGGAATAGGTCTAATCTTTACATAAATATCATTAGCAATCTTAGTACCTTCCCACCATTCATTAACCCATAACCATTTTACAGTTTCACCTGCATCTTTATCAATCTTGTAATATTCATCTACAATCTTTTCTTGTGGACTACCATACTCATCATAATAACTTACCTTACCAATTTTTCTTCTAGATCTCCAACAAACTCTCATTACTCTAACATTACCTCTTTGGTCATAAGCACCACCAAAATAATGTGTAGCAATTTGGTTAGGTACAAACAATTCTCCTGCTGTATATCCAAATCTTTCTTCAACAGTAATATCTCTGTTGTAAGCCATTTGAATACCACCAGTTCTCATTGCATTGTACTCTTTACTTTGCTCAAGATTACTAGTTTGTTCTTTAGTAAGATATTCATGGAAATAATCTATTACTTGACCTACAGACATCATTGTATATTCTACAATCCAGTCTGCATCTTCAATTTTATAAGTTTCAGGTGATTGAATAGTAAATAGATATAAAGGGTTTACTTTTCTAAATACAATATCATTTCCAAGTTCTTCAATACATACAATTTCCTCACCTGATATTAAAAAATCTTCCCAACTTCTTAAGAAAACATCAGCAACTTTTAACCTTTTATACTCATACTTAAGTATTTTATTAGCTGTTATTTCTTTAAGATCTTGAAAGTTATATTTTAAATATTTATCAAACTTACTTAATTCTTTCTGCATTTCTTCCTCCATTGCTTGAGGATCAATTTCTTGACCTTGAAATGCAGCTTGCATTTTAGCTTGTGCTATTGATACCAGTTTCTGATACCACATGTCTCTAATTTGTTCTTCTTTAGAAGAAATACCCATTTGATCTGATGATGAAATAAAAGCTCTAAAAGGATATCTTGCTAATCTTTTAGCTTCTTCACCAACAAGGGTGTTTATTTTTGAATTACCTAAACCTATATGTTGAATACTTTTGGGAAATGATGAAAACTCAATACCATATGGTTCACATATAGCTTGAATATCTTTATCTGTTAACATATTGTTTCTCAATCTGTAGTTAACCTTCTTATTATAAAAGGTTTGTCTAGTAACAGATGAGTCAAACATTAATACATTTTCCCCAGCATCTATACATTTTTTAGCCCACTCTAAATTCTTTTGTGAATCTGATAGAGCTTGTTGTGGTACTTGTATTACTAAATTATTCATTTTTTACAAATTTAATTATCTACCAAACATATTGTTAAAAAACAGTCCATTATCTTTATAGCTGTTAAACTCTTCTAAAGGGTCATAACTGTCTTTTAGAAATCCTTTTTCTTTGAAGAAATCAGACTCCAGAAAACTTTTAGCTTTTTTAGAATCAGCCTTTATAATTTCCTTATTCAAAGTTACATCTAAAATCAATACGGCAATCATGGCTGAAACCCTATCAAAGTTTCCATCTTTATTCCACTTAATTAACTCCTGTATTAAGCCAGTAGACCTTAATCTATTAACATTTAACACTTCAGAATTAGCCTCTATTGGTTCTAATAACCATTCTCTAATCAATTCTCTACCCCATGTATTTGTTCTTTCAGTAGCCTTATACCCATAACTTGTATTTAAATTTGGTTTCCACTCAATTTTATCTCTAAGTTGTACAGGAGTTTCAGATAACATATGCAAAGACTTCTTATGCTCCATATATGTAACAAAACCTAACTTGTTAATCTCTGGAAATCCTAATGCATTGTAGTAAATAATTAATTTTCTACAAGTTTCATAGAAATCCTTAGCTAATTGTGGTCTACCTGTGTACTCAGCTACAACTCTTCTTGTAAACCTGTCAAATACAAATGCACATCCTACAGAATCTGTAGTTGCATAATCATCATCATAGGGGTCAATACCAACAATATACCTTCTTGGAAAAACTTTACCATCATTATCCTTTTGAGGCTGTTCATAAATTTCTACACACCCTACAATATTATCATCAGGTCTTCTCTTAATAGGATAATCTCTTAATGGCTGTGCATTATCAAAAGTTTGAAACCTTAATTCACCTTCTTCTGACATTACAAAGCTACCAATCCAGTTACTTTCTACATACTTTTGCACATTAACCTTAATATCAGCTAATCTTTCATTCAATAACATAGTAGGAAACATATTTCCTGATGTTACTAAGAATGCTTCTGATGGTGTTAATGGATATTGTGTAACTGCATCTCTATATGCTTGAGGATTACCTTTTTTAGTTTCTCTATAAGCTAATATAGATTTCATTGCAGCATTCTCATTAGAATTACCATCATCATCTACTAGCTTTTCAGTAATTTTAGTTTCTTTATCAGTATATACACCAAATCTCTGTCTAGTTGATGGTAAAAACCACCCACAAGTTTGATTACCTTTATCAGCTTCCCATTCATTAGGAAATGCAAGTAGGTTAAATCTTTCAGGATCATAGTACATTTCAGAGAATGCAGCAGTACCTCCACCCATGTCACCACCTGTACCATATATCACAGGTAAACCTATCATATCATCACCATCTTTCCAGCATGGTTCAGAGATATTATAAGACTCTATAATATTACTAAAGATACCAGCTTCCTCAAACAGAAATATAGAGCTAGATAAACCAGCAGATGCAAATGGATTATCCTTAAATGTAATCTTTTTAATTTCAGACTGATAACCTACCCATACATCTCTACCATCTTCCATCTTTTTAAGATGTCTTGCTTTAACAAAATCTTGTGTATTAGGATTTCTAGGCTTATACCATACAGTAGCTTGATCTAGAAAGTTTAAGTTATTTAAAGTCATTGCCATAGTATTATCAGAATACTTATTTTCATAAGCTGAGATAATACATTTAGCATTCTTATAAAAGTTATACTCATGTGTAACCAATGCTGCATTCTTATATGAAAAACCAGTTCTTCGTGGTTTAACCATTATAAACCCTTTCTTCTCCTGTCTAGCTTTTTCTATTAAAGAAAAGAACTCTAAATCCACATCTGTAAACCTTGGAAACCCTTCAGTCTTTCTACCTGTCTTTTCATCCTTTAAAAGCATTCTTGTATAATTCAAATAGAAGTAATAAGTACCTGGTATTGTGGTATTTCCAATAGTAACACCTTCAATACACCTTCTTTTCTCTTCTTTCCAAAACTCATTATATTGATAAGTTCCAGGTAATGCTTTTGTATAATTACCTGTATTTTCAAACACAAGTCTTGCTTCTAAAAATGCTTTTGTATTAGTTAACATTACTCGTTAAATTCACTATTTACTTGTTTATCACCTCTAATCTTAACAGCAGTATCTTGTTTTTCAGCCTTAACTGCAGCCTCTAAACTCTTATACTGTGATACAACCTTACTCATAGAATCAATAATCTTTAAACTAGCTGCAGTACTATCTGCATCTATTTCACTTTCATCAAGAAATCTAGAGAATTCAAATATCTTATTCTTGACACTATTAAGTAAAACCTCTAAAGGACTCTGTTTTAATCTTTTATATATCTCGCAGGCTTGTTTAACCTTGTCTGATGGTTCATAGTCCTTTTGTCCGAGTACTTCTTCCTTAATGGCTTCTGTTCTTTTTTCTTCTGAATAGTTGTTATAAGGAGAATTGAAATCACATAAATGATAGATAAACTTAAAATCTGTATATGCATTAATTTTTGTTTTAGATTTATCTTCTTTCCATATCTCACTAAATATATCTATAGTGAGTATCTCAGGTGAGATAACTACCTCATTATCTTTTAAGTCAAATACTTTCATTACTTAAGAAACTTCAACTTATAGATAGTAGAGTATGTAAGACTAGCTAATTCATCAATTTGATTCTTAAGGTAATCTTCCTTAAACACTTCTCTTGATGCCTCAACATACTTAGCAAACTCTTGAATATATTCCATAAAATCCAATGGCTTAACAGACTTAATTTCAAAGTTTACAATACCATACTTACCTTGATAACTTTCTACAAAGCTATCTGCTAAATCAAGTAGTCCATCATAAAATCCACCAATAGCTGTGTGTGCTGCATAAGCACCTGGACCTTTTACTCTAAGATGTTCAATATGTGCAACATCTCTTGCTTCAAACAATCTACCAATAAACTTACTTGGTGAGTTCATTGGATTGCTCATTAATTTTTCTTTTAAAGAGTTCATATCTTTTTAACTTATTTTTATTTATTACAAATTTACCAAAATTTTTGATAATAACATTCTTATTCCATGTATTAGGATCACTATCACTTATTTCTGAAAATTGTGAGATTAAAAATTCAAAAAGTCCTGAATATATTCCTTTAACTTCTGTATAAGAAACATTATTTCTTTTTGCTATATCTGTTAATCTCCTTATAACTTCGTCCTGTAGTCTTACCATAAAATCCTTTTATAACTATTCTTGAAGGTATATCCTTCATCTTACTTAATTCATCAAATGAATGATTAACTATAATCCACTGATCCATACATCTTAACATACACCTTTTCTTATAAGGCTTTTTAGTTTTTTGATTTATAACTTCAGCAAACTCTGTAATTTCATTAATCTCCATTCTTTTAGAAACAATTTTACCAGGAACTTCAGTAGGAACCTTTTCACCATTTTCATCTTCAATGGTAATAGTCTTATAAATTGGTTCCAATACTTTAATAATCATCCTGTTATCTCATTATTTAATTGATTAACCCAAAGTTCTTTTTTACTTTTTTCAACAATCCTATTATATTCTTTAATAGATTCATGATTAGATGGTAATACCTTAAACACTAAACACCATTTATCATCAGGTAGTTTTTCAACATGCTTAATATATTGATATCTTTTATGTTTCTTAATAAACTTTTTAGCTAGTTCAACATAGGTATTCATTTTCTGAATAACAACATCAAATTCTTTGTGTACAAAAACTACAGTATTTGTTCCACAAATAGGATCAGGTAACATAATTATTTTTTTACTAAAATACAAAATTAATCTTCATCATATACCACGCTAATAGGAGTAATCACTACCCATGAGCCTTTTCTACCCATGTTCCTATCATGTATAAATCTGATAATATTACCATTATGTTCTATATCAGCATCCATATGCTCAGTTAATTTACCTACCTTATATAAGTGATTAACTGTGTTATACAACATATTTAAATCAGTTGCTTTAACTTCTATTCTTTTCATATCTTCCTAATGTTTTATTTACACAACCTCTAACCTTAGTATTATCAAAAGTCCATATTTCACCATTATCCATTAATATAGTAAAATAAATATAACTTTCTGGACCATAATCATTAACTAAGAATGCCCATCCTTCCATGTCAAATTCAGGAACATAAAAAGGAATTGGAGGATTTAACTGTGTTATCATTGTTTACCATTAATATAACTTACAATTAAATCTCTTTCTTGAGGAGTTAAATCTTTCATCAACTTATCTTGACCTATCTCTCTGACAATAGATTGTAGCTGATAGAAGTTAATCTTACCTTGAGCAAGGTATATATTCAATTGTTGTTTAATAGTATTAGTATTCATTTGCTGCTGTAGGTTACCTTCCAATGTTATATTCATAGCAACACTTTACATGCAACATCAGCTTCTCTAAACAGCTGATACTTTTGTTTACCTCCATCATGAGTTTTACCTTCAAAACTTGTAGGCATTGAATGTGGAAAAAACATTACTCTATCTCCTACTTTGTAAAGCTCAACTTGGCTTCCTACTGCAACAACAACATCACCATTATACTCTTCTACATCAGAAGTTTGTGTACCATTAGGTAAGTATACTCCAGTAGATGTTTGTTCTAGTTCTTTGTACTCAATTAAAATACCCTTAGGGTGTGGTTCATACATAATCATATCTTATAAATTTTAAAACAAAAGTAAAGTGATAGTTTGACTTTAACAAATAAAAAGTAAAGTTATAACTTAACTAACTGTTGCTGAGTAGATATAATTTTCCCCTGAGAGTTTTAAACTTAATTTTGGATTTCTTGCAGTTGGTTTTTAGCCCCTAGTCTACTCTTCCCCTTACACGCTGGTGGTAGCCCTGCAATTATACCAAAACCTTTTTTGCAACTATCGGAGAAAGTTATCTTCCTATTTAGAAGATTCTGATCCAACTTCTAACCCACTTTTACTTATGGGTGATCCAGAGGTTAAGAGGGTAAGACCTTAACTTGGGTTGCAGTGCAAATATATAAAAAATTTTTTTTAAAAAAATAAAATGTTTTGTGTTTATGTGGATGATGAGTAACCAATCAATTGTCCCCCCCTTAATTTTGTAATTCTAAACTCCCCCTATATGGCAATCAAGAAAGGCGACAGCCTCAAATCCATGATTCTGGCAGATTATTTTAACATAATCCAAGCCACAGAGTACGCAGTAAAAGATAAGTCTATCCATTTCAAGAATGGAGATAACTATCTAGGTTACATAATCAGGTCATCATCTAATCAGAAAGTGGATGTAGACTGGAACCAACCAGTTCTACTAGATGGTAAACATGGTGCAGACTGGTTAGGTGTAACTCCTAAAATGGAATGGAAGACTAAATAGTCTTCCTTTGCTTGCTGTATTCTGTATTATGAACCTGAAACCCTTGTGGGAGTAGGGTTCTATTTTCTTGCTCAGAATTCATTATCTTTTGACTAAGTGCTATTGTCATCAGATTAACAATTATATAGCACATATGTTTAATGCACCATAACTCACTTCCCAAGGGTGAGCAGTTGTAATAATATTAGCAATATAAGTAAGCTCTCGCTATGGGGGAACTGTATAGAAGCATTAACCTAGTAGTTAGGATTATTACAACTGAGTGCAGAGGGAACAATAAACCATTGCTCATAGGTTCCTACATATTGTAGGTTTAGTAAGAGCACAACAAACAAAACATGGAATTCTATTACAATTTCACCACAAAACAACAAGTTAATCCATTAGATGGTATTACACATTTTTTCGTTAATCCATACATGATGGAATCTTTTAAATCTTTAAATCTTGCTGTTAAAATAACAGATGTTGATGTAGATTTAGTGATTCAAGCATCTACAGGATTGCCAGTTGTCATTATTCCAATAGAAGTATTAAAACTAGAAAATGTTCATGTAAAAATGACAGATAATGGTTTTATATTGTCTAAAAGAACAAAACATGGTAAGCAAACAATATATGCTAAATTTACTGATAAACAACATATTATCAGAATAGATAGCGTATTATAGTACAGCACAGGTTGTAGGACATCCACTATTCAGTGGCTCTGTCCTCACCTGTAAAGAATTTGCACAAAGTTGTAATAGCAGTTAAACGGTGCTTGGTGTAAAGCATGTCAATAAAAGGCATAAACACATCTATTACAACTGAGTGCAAAGAACATTCACTTAAGCGTGTGGTAGCAGATAATACATACTCTGCAAGGTATTCCGATAGCCTTTATAAACGGATAGTTATACATAAAGTAATGTAAAGCCATTACAACACATTAACATAATTGTGTTCAGTTGTATGATGATAACAACCTGCAAAGCACAAAGTTGTAATCCTAAGAAGCGTTTTAAAACTATGGTTGAAGCTAGCCTAAAGTACCATAGTATAGTGGAGGATTGCAACTTGTGCAAAAAATACTATAGAAAGGACGTGATATTCGTCGTATTCCTAAGCATGAAGAAAAACTGCTTTATTTTTTTTTATTAACCCTTTAATTTCAAAACAATGAGAAAACTATTTCTTGTTATTGTATGGCTAATATGTCTAGCCAATGCATTTTTCTTTGCTGATATCTTAATAAATTTCTTTTTAGGATATACAGAATCAGCAATCAGTGGTGCTACTACTAAAGAAAGTCAAGCATATTTTAGTGTTGTAATGCTTGTTTTGATTACACTAACACTGTATTTATACACAAAATGTTTAACCTTTAAAAAATTCAATTCAAGAAACGAGCTATGGTAACACTTCCAAAAAACTGCAAAGTAACATACACTAATAATAGTGTACATGTTAGAATGACATATTCCACAGAACTCGAACAAGGAGTTTATGATGGAATAACAGTATGGCAATCAAGGCCATATGTTGACAAAAATGGCAAACATTGTAATGGTAGGAGATATTTTGCTCTCGAATTTACTGTAGACTATCAAAAGAACTTACCAACATTAATCAACGAAGCTTATTATGAGTTTAAAAAGAAAGCTATGATGTGGAATAGAAGTAAGAAAATAGAAAGATATCAAAAAGAAAATGATATTCTGTCTAATAGTAAGTTTGCTGGTACATGGGATATTTGGCATATTAGGCAATCAAATCAGTTGCCAGATCCACCAGATGAAATATCACTGGTGTTTTAACTAACCAACAGAGAGGCATATGGTGTAGTGGATTAAGTTTCCAAGCATACTCTGTTTAATTTAACTAACAATGTACAATTTAATAACTTCAGTAATTCTGCTAATACCTGCAGGTAATGTAGATGGTAGAGAAACATATCATCTCATTATAAATGATAAAGTGATTGAATATGCCTATAAAGAAGAAATACAAAATTTCTACAAAACAGGTGTATTTCAATATGATGAAAATTTAACCACTAAAACTAAATAACATGAAAAAAACAGTACAACTGTTAATTCTAATGTGCATAGTAGCTGCAATGACTAGCTGTGCATCAAAAAAGAACAAATATCGCTGCAAGGGATTATCGGCTCACCCTGATTTCAAAAAGAGCTGGACTAAAAATTAATACACATGTATTTAGGAGAAATACACCAATTGCCTGATGGTAAAGTAATGGTATACTTACCATCAGCACCAACTCAACAGAAATGGTATCCATTGTCACAATTTAACAATGTAATAGTTGTTGATAAACTTGAAAGTAGAATAGTTGAAGTAGAACTTATTCCAAATCAAGGTGAACTGGATGAGCAGCCAGAATATACTGCTCGTATTGTTGAACCATTTAATTTTAATTTTCATGACAACTAACAGAAACCATTGGTCAGAAAAAGAAGAAAGTATCTTGTTTAACACAATTGAAGCTAATAAGCAGTATATCTTAGAATATGCTTTACAATTAGCATCAATGAAGTTAAATAGGAGTTTAAGTGCAGTTAGACAGCACTATTATTATCACAAAAATAAGATTGATAAGAAATCTTTGCAAAAAGAATTTAAATCACTTATTAAGAGTGGTAAGTATAAGTTGTCTAAGAAAGGTAAACTTTTTATAGTTGAAATATGAAAACAGCTATGAAGAGAATAGACCCTGAGCATTATATCCTATTGTTTTACATTCTAATGATGGTATCTATATGGATTTATCACTATGGGAATATATGAGATTAAAAGTAAGCTCTCTGGTTAAACCTAACAAGCCAGAGAGCACTTTTATCTCTACAAAACCAAAATTAACTAAAGTTGTAGGCTATAATGATGTGCTAGATTACAACTCACAAGCAAGACACATCTTCAATCAAATTAATAAAGACAAATGAATAATAACTTCGTAATGCCTATTAGATGGAATGAAGAAGATATGACACAGATGGACATACTGCATAAAAACTTGCAGATGAACTTTATGTGGTCAGATTTCTTCATCAATAAAGGTGATATCATCATGTTTAACAAGTGTCAAAATGATATTAACAATATCAGATTGGCAATTAAAGAAATAAAACAACAACAACAATCTAAGTACAACAACAAAAACAATTTAAAACAATTTAACAAAAATTAAAATTTAGAAATCATGTCAAACATCGTAGTAAAAGTAGCTCAGTCAGAGCTTAAACAAGACAAAAATCAACGTAATTACAAAACAATCACTTTTGGTGAAGTTCGTTTTATCGACACACCATTTGGAAAAATGGTAGTACCAGCTTCTCAAGCACGTACTACTAAGATCAATTGCTATGAAAACAACTATCTTGGTAAGATGGATGTTGGCTACAATGATCCAATTTTCAACCAAAGCAATCCTGCCAATGGTGGGTGGTTCGCAGGTTCTATTGAAACCCGTGAAGTTGAGGGATATGATATTCCTACTGCTGATGGTGGTGTAAGAACAGTAAACACCTATACTACTGTAGTATTTGGTGATACTGATTCACCTGCATTTGAAAGCTCTGTGAAGTCAGCTTTCTCATCAAAAGGTCACAATGTTGTAGATGGTAATGTCTCTGAATCTTCAGTAGCAAGCCATTTAGCTGCATTGCAAGCACAAATTGCAGGATAATAATTAACAAAGTTGTTGTTTTATAAAACTAGCCTCATTATCTTTGGGGCTAGTTTTTATAGTCAGGTGGCGGAATGGTAGACGCTAAAAATGTAAGGAGGGAAGACATATCAAAAATCCCGAAAGAAGGACTCCATACAGGTTTGAATCCTGTCCTGACTATAAGGAAATGCAAAGCTTGCCTTAATAGATAAAGAAGTTTGCTGACAGCTTGGAAAGACAAGCATTTGGTTCTGTAGCTCAGTTGGATAGAGCAACAGCCTTCTAAGCTGTGGGCCATAGGTTCGAATCCTATCAGAATCACAACTATAGGGGTATAGTTTGTGTGTTTGTGATAAGTAGTAGTGTAATGCTACCACTTATTTTTATTAACAATATTATGTATAAAATGATAGTACGTCTAAAAACATAGAGAAGCCTATTAAATATCAAAACTTGTTTTTGAGGCCCAATTCGTCACCAAAGAGTTGAAGCATTTATTTTATACATATATTTTTAACAATATTAAAATTAATAATATGACAGAAACAGCAGTACAATATTTAAAAAGAATGATATTTCCATATCTCACACATGAACAAAAACTACTAACAGGTCAATTTTTTGTAGAATCTGAAAATATGGAGAAAAAGCAGATAATGCAAGCTGTATATGATTCTATGGGTACTAATTTTGACCCTAATATGGGTAGAGCTGAACAATATTATAAAGATAAATATGGAAAGTAAACAAACTGCAGTAAATTGGTTAATAGAACAGATTAAAAGTGACCAAAATCAAAAAGCATTGTCAGCAAATGAATGGATGCAAGTTATAGAACAAGCTAAAGCAATGGAGAAGGAACAGATAATAGATGCTTGGGATGTTGGTAAAGATTCATTTTCTTCAATGAGTGCAGAGCAATACTATAACGAAACATATGGAAAGTAAACAATATACAAGAGATGAAGTACATATGTTAATGTGTTTAGCATTTGAACAAGGTTTTAAGAAAGCTGATATAGTTAATGCTGGATTAGAAGGTAAAGAAACTGATGTTGAATGTGCTTGGATATTAACTAAGTATGATAGTAGTCCTGATAAAACAGAATATTATGAACATAATACTTGAATTTGGAGATGATGAAACCAAAGAAGCTGAAACAGCATTAAATGGTTGGAAATGGAAACTAGCTATGTATGATTTAGACCAAATTTTACGTAGCACAGTTAAACATAATGTTAGTATTCTTAATAAGAATCAACAAGCTACTGATGCAGAAATAAATGTAGCTGATAAGATTAGAGAAGAACTTAGAGAAATACTTCAACAATATAATTTAAACTTAAATGATTGATTTAAAAGATGATATGAAGAATATCTATAATGATTGGTGTAAACTAAATATGAAAGATATAAATGCAATGAGAGAAGAATTTGCAAATTCTAAATTTGTAAAAGATGATCAAGGTAAAGAGAAGTTTACTATGATTCCACAATTAGCAATTAAAGAAGTTGCTAAAGTATTTACACATGGTGCTGATAAGTATGGTGATTTTAATTATTCTAAACAAGGTGATGTATTAAGATATATAGATGCATTACATAGACATACTAATCAGTATTTATCAGGTGAAAATATGGATGAATCTGGTGTACATCATTTAGCTTGTGTGGCAGCTAATGCATTAATGGCATTAGATGGTATATTAAACAAAACAATTACTGATAATAGAAACAAGGCTTATGAAAGTACTTCAATTCATAGAAGGTAATCTTAAAATGTTAGGTGATAAGTTAAATCTATTACCTATACATGAAAAAGAACAAGTATTATACAGATCTGAAATCTGTAAGAATGATTGTATGGTTAAAGGTAAATGTACATATTGTGGATGTTCTGTACCTGGTAAATTATATGTTAAAAAATCATGTAATAAGGGTAAAAGATTTCCTGATATGATGAATGCTGAAGATTGGAACCAGTTTAAATCTGATAATAATATTACAATATCATGAAAAAAGTATGGGTATTTGACCTAGAAACTCTTGATGTATTTACAGCAACTTATCTAGATAAAGATTCTGATGAAACCAGAGTCTTTGTCATAGATAATGAGCTAGATGACAGAGAGTTGATGTTTGAATTTCTAGATAATGAAGTAGCAGGTCTTATAGGTTTTAACTCTATAAACTTTGATGCTCAGATTTTAGAATATATGTACAGGAATCCTGATTGTACACCTGGTGATATAAGGAGATATGCTCAAATTATAACATCAGATAATGATAGACAGTTAGATGTTCCTGAGTGGAGATTAAGACATAAGCATTTAGATTTATACAGAATACACCATTTTGACAATAAGAATAAAAGAACAGGTCTAAAATGGTGTGAGTTTTCTATGGATTTGGAGAATATAGAAGATATGCCATCTGATGGTGAAGGTGAGAATTGGTTACAAATGATTCTTAGTTATAATCTAAATGATGTTATTGCTACTAAAGAATTGTACAAGAGAACTATTGATATGATAGAACTTAGAAAGCAATTAACTAAAATGTATGGTATTAATCTAATTAATGCATCTGACAGTAAGATAGGTTCAGAACTTACTCTGAAGTTATATTGTCAGAAGACAGGTAAGAATATAAAAGATGTTAGGTCTATGAGAACTTATCGCAAATCTATCAAGATAGGTGATATTATATTCCCATATATCAAGTTTAACTCTGATATATTTAACCTAGTACTTAATCATTTTAAGAATCTAGAAATAAAAGATACTAAATCAGGTTCTGAATTTAGTGTTAATTATAAAGGTTTTCAATTTGATTATGGTAGTGGTGGTATTCATGGTAGTATATCTAATAGCATAGTAGAATCTAATTCAGAGTATGTTATTATAGATGCAGATGTTTCTAGTCTATATCCTTCTATTGCAATTGTCAATGGTTTATATCCAAGACACTTAGGAAGAGAGTTTGTTGATATATATAATCAAGAAATTGTTGTTCCAAGATTAGTTGCAAAGAAAGAAGGTAATAAGGTTCTTGCTGATGGATTTAAGTTAGCAGCCAATAGTGTATATGGTAAATCTAATGATGTGTATTCATGGTTATATGATCCACAATATACTATGGCAACAACTATCAATGGTCAGTTATTACTAACTATGTTAGCAGAAATGCTAATGGAGATTGATGATAGTAAGCTAATTCAGATTAATACAGATGGTCTAACTATGAAGATTCATAGAGATGATATTAATCAGTATTATGAGATATGTAACAAGTGGATGAAGATTACTAAACTAGAACTAGAGTATGTAGAATATTCTAAGATGATTATATTTGACGTTAATAACTATTTAGCATTTTATACTAATGGAAAATACAAAGCAAAAGGTAGGTGTGAATTTGAAAACATACCTTTGCACAAGAATAAATCTTTTGCCATTATACCTAGAGCGTTCTATGAATATCATAAGAATAATGTTGAACCTGTAGAATTTATTACTAATCATGACAACATATATGATTTTTGTGCTGGTGTCAAATCTAAGAGATCTGATAAAAAAGGTGGTAATTGGTATCAGTTACATTGGGTAGAAGATGGTGATTATAAAACCAAGAAACTATCTAAAACTGTCAGATACTATGTGTCTAATAAGGGTGCTACATTAATGAAACATTCAGAAGATGGTAGTCAGTCACATGTGGAAGCTCCTGTTAGAAAGGGTAATAGAATACTAAAAGATTGGAAAGTAACTTATTTTAATAAATCTGTTAAACATGATGATTTTAGCAAATATGATATAGATTATAAATATTATATTTCTAAGGTAAATGAGTGGATTACAGACATAAAAGATAGAAAACAGCTTTCTTTATTTTAGTAATTTTGTTACATGAAATCTGTTACTATTATTCTAATGTTAATGTGCTCTGTGCTTAATGCACAAGAGTTTGTAAGAATAGAAGACAGTATTATTGTATATAACCTCAGATTAAGTTCTGCTTGTGACACATCTAATTTATCATTAAACAAAACCAATTTATTACCAAATTCTTATGATTACCTTGAAAACAATAACTTTTGTTATAGCATTTCTCCTCCTGCCAGTAATATTACCTATTCCTTTAGTTTTACTCCTAGTGTGTCTAGCACTTATATCATCAATGCTGGATATAGTATTTTATCTTGTGTTTCTACTGTGTTTAACAGTGTTTTACTTTACGACAATACTACCTGTCAGTTGGTTGGAGAAGGGTTTATCTTTTCTTTACAAGAAGGGCACACCTACACATGGACAATAGATGCAACTACATCAGGTCCATTCTGTCAAGGTTTTTCAAGTATATGTCCATATTATTTAGATATAGGACCATTAGCTGTTGAACTTATTGAATTTGAAGGATTTTATTATAGTGGCTATATAGATTTAAAATGGACAACAGCATCTGAAAGTAATTCACATTATTTTACAATATATAGATCTGATAATTTTACAAATTTTAAACCTATTGATAAGATAGATGCTGCTAGATATTCTAATAATCTAAAAGATTATTGTTTTAGAGATGATAAACCATTAGAAGGTGTATCATATTATAAACTTGTAGAAACAGATTATAATGGTTATAGTACTGAATATAGTGTTGTTAGTGTTTATAATCCTGATAAGTTAGAATATGAAGTTTATGATGAATTTGGTAGACCAACAAATCTAAACTCATCTGGTTTTAAAATAATAAAATATAAAAATGGTTCTATTAGTTATAGATATA